AAGGACACACCTAAAGTGTCCTACATTGCTCCTTAGTTCAGTGGTTTAGAATAGCACTTTTACACAGTGAAGGTCATTAGTTCGATTCTAATAGGAGCAACATATGGTTCCTTAGCTCAATTGGTCAGAGCAGTTGGCTGTTAACCAACAGGTTGTAGGTTCAAGTCCTACAGGTTCCGCAGATTTTAAAGAGTAAAAGTCATGAAAGAGATTAGAAGTAAAATGATAGTTGAGGATAGAACTAAAGTGAAAGCAGTTCACTTTAAATATCCTGAAATGATGAATGAAAGTGCTCAAGAAGAGATTAAGAATGATTATAATGAATTATTATCTCTTGAAGAGGAACTCTATAATGCAAGAGAAGTTGTGAGAGAATTAGAAAAGAAACTCACAGAAAAGAAAAAGAAGTTTGATGAAAAGACTTTATTATGTACATTAGAGTTTGAAACAAGTGAGAAAGAAATAGTGAACTATGAATCTTATGTTTTACTTAAAGGTATGGGTAATGATACATTAGGTCATTATGACACATAATGATGTGCCCTTAGTTTAATGGTAGAATGTTGCTCTCCAAAAGCAAAGGTAGTAGTTCGATTCTATTAGGGTATGCTACATTGAGTTGTATCTCCTCTGCCTGATAAGCAGTTGAAAGAGTAATTGGTCACATGTGGGTTCAATTCCCACCTTCTCAACTTATATTCTGATATACTTCAATAGGTAGAAGGCTGCTCTCATAAGGCAGTAGTTATAGGTTCAAGTCCTATTATCAGAACTGTGTTAGTATTTTAATTGGTTGGAAGTCTTGACTGTGAATCAAGATTAAATGCCTCTATAGCTGAATGGTTAAAGCTGCTCCCTCTTAAGGAGAAGATTCTAAGTTCGATTCTTAGTGGAGGTACTATATTCCCCTATAGCAGACAGGTGTGGGCACTAATCTTTTAAATTAGGAGGTCTGGTTCAATTCCAGATGGGGGAACAATATAATGGGTACATAACATCAGCAGACTGTAAATCTGCCCTCCTTTATCAAATTGATGTAATGGACTTTGGAGTAGGGGAGTTCGAGTCTCTCTGTGCCCACTTATTAATGGAAACTTAGCAAAGGTGGTCTATGCGGGGGACTGAAAATCCTTAGATAATGGTTCAACTCCATTAGTTTCCACAACTAATTTTATTTATATGAATACAGTAACACAGGAAGAAGTAGACAAGAATATGAAAGATGTTCTTGTTAGAACAGTAGAAGAGTTTGGTAAACCTGTTACTTATGTAACAGTTAGAATGGAAAATGGATTTACATTAAGAGAATCTACTACATGTGTAGACCCTTCTAATTATAGTGAAGATATAGGAAAGGAAATATGCTTAAAAAGAATTGAAGATAAGATTTGGTTCCTTTTAGGATATACCCTACAAAGTAAGTTAGCTTCAAAATAAGAAGCTAAATGCCCTCATGGTGAAATGGTTAAGACACGTCTGATTTAGGCTCAGAAGGCTGTAGGTTCGACTCCTACTGAGGGTACAAAAAAAAATATGCAGATTTGCTTGCATATATGATTTATAATACATATGTTTGTAACATCAAATTAAAACAATATGATAGAAACATTTGGAGAAGACCTATTAGAAGGTTTTGAACATGAAACTACTTCACACTCAAGTAGTCAATTTAAAGAGTTTCTTTGTGTACTTGAAGGGTTCAAGACTAAGTTTAAGAACCTTCATTGGTCAGCATATAGCAATTCAATTCATGTAAGAATTGATGAATTGATAGATGAAATATCAGATTATCAGGACATTCTTGCAGAAGAAGTTCAAGGTATTGAAGGTCAATTTGAACCTAACTTCCTTAAAGGAACTAACTTTGATTTCACTTGTCCTCACGAAGCAATAAATAACTTGATAAGTAGAACAGATACATTCTATTCTAAGTTACCTCAAACCTCTGATTATGCAGGAGTTAGAAGTGAATGTGAAGCCTTTATTACTCAGTTACACAAGTTGAAGTACTTATTCAATCTATGTAAGAAGGGTTATATGGGAGATTAAAGATGCCCCTGTGGTGAAATTAGGTTAGACACAAAGGACTTAAAATCCTTCGGGCTTGCCCATGCAGGTTCAACTCCTGTCAGGGGTACAATGCTTCCATAGTATAATGGTTATTATTCTTGCCTTGTAACCAAGAGATAAGTGTTCGATTCACTTAGGAAGCTCAACAAGTTACTAAAAGCTGTCATTCATACAGTAAGAGAGTAACACCTTATGCTACTATGAATACCTTTATGGTGTAGATGATAAGGGGTTCCAGATAAGCAGAGACTGGAAAAGGGAAGTACCAATAGCAAATCTTCTCAAATGCAGGTATAGCACAATGGTTAGTGTGAGAGCCTTCCAAGCTCAGGATGAGAGTTCGATTCTCTTTACCTGCTCAATATATCGCGAGGTAGTGTAATGGCAACATGTGTGGCTCATAACCACAAGAAGCAGTAATACTGTGTTGGAAGTTCGAGTCTTCCCTTCGCAACTAAATTAAAGTGAATAATATGGAAAAGGAGAAGACATTAATCACTTGTATTATAGGCTCTACAGTTAGAGAAGTAATCAAGCAAGCTCAAGAGCTTGAGATTAAAAGAGAAGATATAGTAAGCATGTTTCCTTTAGGAGGACAGATTTACTTGGTATTTTATAAGTAAAAACAACTGGCATTATGGAAGAGAAGAAGACAAAAGAACCTCAGTACAATGAACCTGAGATGATGTCATATCTTGCTGTTTATAGTGCTGTTGGTAAGTACAAGAGTATTAGAAGAGCTATCAGAAAAGGTCATGTAACATCTTGGGGAGAAGATGTACCAAAGAGACCTTTCAATAATAGAAAGAGGACCTCTGGTAGGGAGTTACAGATTTCTAAAGAGAAGATTTATGGAGAACTTAAGTACAGAAGTCAAGCAGTTTGAGCTTGAGACTCCCAAAGAAGAATATAATAATATACCTGTTGTATATTGTAAACATTGTCTTTCATTAGCAATAAGAAACTCAGATGGCATAGATTACTGTGACAAATGTGGTGGAACTGAAACTGGTGAGGCACACATACATGAATGGGAGAAAATGTATGGACAAAAATATGGTGGAAATTATCTAACAGAAAAATAAAAATGGAAGAGAAGAATAATATGAAAGTTGTAAAGGGTGGCAAGGCTGCTCCAGAAGTGAGAAAACTTAGTTATGAAGAACTGGAGAATACTGCACATCAGTTGTCTGAACAAAGCAGACAGTTATATATGCAGAACCAGAAATTGAATCAGGCTTTGCAGGAAGCTAATCTTGCTAACTTCTATGAAAGATTGAAGTGGTTGTGGACAGTAATTACTTCTACTACACCTTATATCTCAGAAGAGTTCAAGCAAAAGTGTGGTGCAGAATTTGAAGTACTAATGACTCAACCTGAACAAGAACCTGAGGAAGAAGTAAAGGAAGGAGAATAAACTATGGCTAAGCAAGTGGATTCAATAGTTAGGATTCCTTGCAAGGTGGATGGTAAGTTCTTTAGATATTGGTTTGAATTCTTACAACCTTTTCATAACTTGACTGAGAGAGAAATGGATGTCATAACTTCCTTTGTGAAGCAAAGATATGAACTCAGCAAGGTCATTAAAGATAATGAGATACTTGATAAGGTTACTATGAGTGAAGATACTAAGAAGAAAGTAAGGGAAGAGTGTGATATATCTCTTCCTCACTTTCAGGTCATCATGGGTAAGTTAAGAAAGAATAAAGTCATCATTGATGGGAAGATAAACCCAAGATACATTCCATCAGTAGATGAAGAGAATGGTTCATTCAAGATGATGTTATTATTTGATTTCTCATGATATACTCAGAAGCAATTAAACAGGTATCTATAGAGCTTGGATTACCACCTCAAGTGGTAAAGGAAGCCTATGAGTCCTACTGGACTTTTATTAGGAATAACATCAAAGCCTTGCCTCTAAAGGAAGACCTAAGCAAAGAGGAGTTTGATAAGTTGAGAACCAATTTCAATGTCCCATCAATAGGTAAGTTAAGCTGTACTTATGATAGGATGATAGGAGTAAAGAAGAGATTTGAACATATAAGGAAGTTAAGAGATGATTACAACAATCAAGAAAGTCAAACCCATGTTTAATAACATGGTAGTCACATTAAATAAGTATCCTACTGACCTAAAGACTACAGGAGGTATTATAGATAGTACCAGAGCTGGTTCAGTAAAAGAATATCAGACAGTAGTAGCTGTTGGACCAATGGTGAGAGGTATTGAAGTAGGTGATATTGTATATATCAATCCTAAAAGATATGCAGTAATGCAACATAAACCCGGCTCATTGCAAGATGGTGTTATTAAGGATAATCCTGTAATAGGATACAAGTTTGACATCATGGATATTGATGGAGTGGAACACATGATGATTCAAGATGGTGATGTTAAATTTGTTGCAGAGATTGAGGAGTTTGAAGAAAACCCAGCAATAGTAACTGGACCACAACTTATAGTATAAATATAAGCCTTGAGCCTAAACAGGCTTGAGGCTTTTTTAGTTTTAAGCAGTATGAGATTATTTAAAAGAGATGGTTATAATTTAGTCATATCTGATGAGGCTTATGCTTTAAAAGCATTCAGACAGATATGGAATAGAGATAAATCTCTCTCAAAGGAGAGAGCAATTACAGAGCTTGGATATTGTTACTTTATGGAGGACTCCAGAAGTGATTATAAGTATATAATTGATGAAGGAGAGAGAAAAGAAGCTATTAAGCAGGGTGAAGGTATGAAACCATCATGGGAACCTGATACTACTGTGAAAGAAGCTCAAGCATTATATGCAAGTTTTAAGACTACTTCTGAGCTGTTACTTGAGGATACAAGGACTCTTGTGGATAAATATAGACTTAAATTAAGGTCTATGGACTTGGAAGAACTTGATATTAAAGAGACTAAAGAATTAGGTGCTATTATTAAACTTATACCATCAATGGTTAAGGACTTGGATGAAGCTGAAAGAGCTATTGCTAAGGAACTTGCACAGAATGATAGAGTAAGAGGAGCACAAGAAAAAGCAATATATGAAGACCTATGACAAATATAATTGAAGGATTAAATCAGTATTATGAATCCTTTCCTAATAGAAGAAAAGGATACTTTGTATTACATAAGATAATAGATACTAATCCTGTAGTTAAGTCACAGAAGACTTATAGAATGCAGGTTTGGTTTGTAAATAAGAAGGAGAGAATACCTGCATTTGGTGCTGAATATTCCGGTAGAATTGTTACTGATGCAGAAGAGAGCAAAATCAAATCTGAACTAACCACTGCTATTACCAAATCTCTTCTGGAGTATATTAATACAGAAAAATTTAAGGAGTTGTGCTATGATTCCAATGAATAAATATCAAACTGAGCTTACTGAGGAACTAATGAATACTCTTCCCCAGGAGGTTCAGGAACAGTTACTTGAGACACTCACAACAGTTGGGTTTGTCAAAAGGCTTATATCTCCTAACAGACCTTATGCAAGAGATTTACCAAGGGATGAAAAGGGTAGGATTATAGTAGATATTACTGATCCACATATCATTGAGGATGCTGATTATTTCAGACAACCAGCCCTGCATTTCTTGAAACATGGGTGTTATACATTCTTGAAGCCTAATAGTAACCCTAATTCAGAGTTTAGAAGACATTGGGATGAAGAGCAAAGAAGATGTTATGAAGGTTATGTAAGAGAGTCTGATGGAGAATGGGTTACAGGCTTTAACTATTGGTTTATGAATTACTGTCCTATGATGGTTAATAAGCTGATAGAAGGAAGAAAGAAGGCTATTAGAACAGAGGCTTTTCCCTTCTTCTTTGAGGGTATATATTGGAGATTCCATTATCTATGGCAAGCAAGAGAGAATGGTAAACATGCCATTGAGCTTGCAAAGAGAGGATGTGCTAAGTCATATTCTCTTGCTGCAATTATGAGCCATAATCTTATACTTGGAGAAAGTGAGGAATCTAAGAGAAGGGTTGTTACTGTACTTACAGCTTATCAGAAGGAATATTTGAAAGATGACAAGGATGGTACTTTATCTAAGTTCAAGCCTTCAATTAACTTTAGCTTCTCTAATACTCCTTTCCCACATCTTATGCTAAAGAATTCTCCTAATGAAATGTCTTGGCAGATGGGTTATAAGGATGAATATGGTATAGAGAAAGGCTCTCTAAATCAAGTACTTGCTGTATCTGCAAAGGATGATAGTGAAAAGTTAAGAGGTAAGAGAGGTTGGATTTTATTTGAGGAAATGGGTTCTTTTAAGGGATTGCTTTCTCTTTATGATATTACCAGAAAGTCAGTAGAGGATGGTGATTATACCTTTGCTACTATGTATCTTGTAGGTACTGCTGCTGAGAGTGAGTCTGACTTTAGTTCAGCCAAGACTTTACTTTATAATCCTGATGGTTATAATATATTGTCTGTGGATAATGTATTTGACAGACCTAAGCAAGGTAAACCTAAGTTTGGTTTCTTCTTTCCCTCTTATGTTAATAGAGCAGGGTGTTATAATAAGGATGGTGTATCAGATGTAGTTAAGGCTCTTATAGAGATTCTCATTGCAAGGTATAAGGCTAAATATAGTGCTGACCCTAAGTCTGTTCTTAGAGTAATTGCTGAGGACCCTATTACACCAGCAGAGGCTATTATTAAGGTTAAGGCAGCATACTTTCCTATTACAGCTTTGACTGAAAGATTAAGTCAATTGGACCAAGATATACATGCTTATGATGATGTGTATATTGGTAAGTTAGTACAGAATAGTAATGGAGTAGAATTTACACCAACCAGTGATGTACCTATCAGAAAGTTTGGTGTAGAGAATGATACTCCGGGTGCTGTGGAAATCTTTGAAATGCCAGAGAAAGATAGGAATGGAAAGGTTCCACATACAAGATATATTATTGGTCATGACCCTGTAGATAATGACCAAGCTGAATCTTCCTCTCTCTCTTCTACCTTTGTTCTTGACTTATGGACTGATAAGATTGTAGCTGAGTACACTGGTAGGCAAGCATTTGCAAATGATAACTTTGAGATAGTAAGATTATTATGTCTGTTCTATAATGCCAAATGTTTGTATGAATCAAATAAGAAGGGTATTTTTGCTTACTTTAGTAAGATGAATTGTACTCACTTACTGGCTGATACTCCAGAGTTCTTAAGAGATAAACAGTTGATTAAGTATAGTAACTTTGGTTCTAATGCTAAGGGTGTTAATGCCTCAGCAGCTATCAATGCTTATGCCAATAACTTGATAAGGGACTGGTTAATGAAGCCTGTTACTATTGTACAGAATATTGATGGAGAAGACCAAGAAGTAACTGTATATAACCTTAACTTCTTAAGAAACAGGGCATTGATTGAGGAGTTAATTGCATTTAACCCAGAGATAAATGTGGATAGAATTAGGGCATTAGGTATGGTTATGCTGTATAGAGAGGATAAGATGGTCCTATATCAAGGAAACCCTTCAAGAGATTCAGAAGAAGTACCAAAGGATTATTTAGGGAATGATAAGTTCTTTACTGAGAATTATAGGAGGGTAGAAGTGCCTTTCCAGAAACCCAGTAAATTTAGTACAGAAGATGCAATTAGATAAACAAATCACTTATGTACTTGACTAAATGGACTTTTTTACTTACTTTTGTCACAAAATTAAATGATGGAAGACTATGGCAGATTTTTTAAACTTTCCCAGACAGATGCTTCCTTTCTCTAAGAAGACTAAGCAATGGAGAAAGGATTGTCTGTTGTGGGCTAATCAGAAGACATTCTTCAATTATAGCTTGGTTAGGAAGTCAGTAATCCATAAAAAGATAAACTATGACTTACTTAATGGTAGGCTACATATGTCAGACTTAGAACTGGTACTCAATCCAGATGGTATAAAGGCAGCTTACATTCCTGATAGGTTACAACATTATCCTGTCATGAATAGTAAGTTGAATGTACTTAGAGGTGAGGAAAGTAAGAGAGTATTTGACTTTAAGGTAGTAGTAACCAATCCTAATGCTATCTCAGAAATAGAGGATAATAAGAAGAATGAGCTATTACAAAGGCTTCAAGAAATGATAACTGACACCTCAATATCTGAGGATGAATATAATATCAGACTTGAAAAACTAAATGACTATTATACCTATGAATGGCAGGATATAAGAGAGGTAAGAGCAAATGGATTGCTTAACCATTATATCAAGGAATATGATATTCCTCTTATATTCAATAATGGTTTCATGGATGCAATGACTGTAGGTGAGGAAATCTATCAATGTTATATTGTAGGTGGAGAACCAGTTATTGAGAGGGTGAATCCATTGAAGATTAGGATATTCAAGTCTGGGTACAGTAATAAGGTGGAAGATGCTGACATGATAATCCTTGAGGATTATTGGTCTCCGGGTAGAGTAATAGATACATATTATGATGTATTATCTCCAAAGGACATAAAGTATATTGAAACTATGCCTGATTATATAGGTCAGGGAGCTGTTGACCAGATGGATAATATTGATGAGAGATATGGATTTGTCAATCAGAATATGATTGGTGATGAAATAACTGTCAGAGATGGAACCTATTTCTTTGACCCAGCTAATTTATTCACAGAAGGTATAGCAAATTCACTGCTTCCTTATGACTTGGCAGGTAATCTTAGAGTACTTAGATTATACTGGAAGTCTAAGAGAAAGATACTTAAGGTTAAATCTTATGACCCTGAAACTGGTGAGGAAGAATGGAACTTCTATCCTGAGAATTATGTAGTAAATAAGGAAGCAGGAGAAGAAGTACAATCATTCTGGGTTAATGAAGCATGGGAAGGTACTATGATTGGCAATGAAATATTTGTCAATATGAGACCAAGATTGATTCAATACAACAGGTTGAATAATCCTTCAAGATGCCACTTTGGTATTGTAGGTTCTATTTATAATCTAAATGACAGCAGACCTTTCAGTTTGGTAGATATGATGAAACCATATAACTATTTATATGATGCTATTCATGATAGATTGAATAAAGCTATTGCTTCAAACTGGGGTTCTATCTTAGAGCTTGACTTATCTAAAGTTCCTAAAGGATGGGATGTTGGTAAGTGGATGTATTATGCAAGAGTAAACCATATTGCAGTTATAGATAGTTTCAAGGAAGGTACTATAGGAGCCTCTACAGGAAAGCTGGCAGGTGCTCTTAATAATGCTGGAAAGGGAATGATTGAAACCAATATAGGTAACTATATTCAGCAACAGATTAACCTTCTTGAGTTTATTAAGATGGAAATGGCTGAGGTTGCAGGTATATCAAAGCAAAGAGAAGGTCAGGTATCTCAAAGAGAAACTGTAGGTGGAGTTGAGAGGGCTACTCTTCAATCAAGTCATATTACTGAGTGGTTATTTACTATCCATGATGATGTTAAGAAGAGAGCTTTAGAGTGCTTCTTAGAGACTGCAAAGGTAGCTTTGAAAGGTAGAAACAAGAAGTTCCAGTATATATTATCAGATACTTCTACAAGAGTAATGGAGATTGATGGTGATGAATTTGCTGAGGCTGATTATGGTTTGGTTGTAGATAATAGTAATGGAACTCAAGAGCTTCAACAGAAGTTAGATACTTTGGCTCAGGCTGCATTACAGACTCAAACTTTATCATTCTCTACTATTACTAAACTCTATACATCAAGCAGCTTGGCTGAAAAGCAAAGACTGATTGAGAAAGATGAAAAACAGATTAGAGAAAGACAGGCACAGGCTCAAAAGGAACAACTTGAAGCTCAACAGCAAATAGCTGCTATGCAGCAACAACAGAAAGAAGCAGAACTTCTCCAGAAGGAAGAAGCTAATATAAGAGATAATCAGACTAAGATAATAGTAGCTCAGATACAATCAGAAGGAGGACCAGATGAAGAAGATGGAATTATGATTGATGATTATAGTCCAGAAGCTAAAGCTAAATTAGCTCAACAGATTGAGGAATTTGACAAAAAGCTCAAACTGGAATATGATAAACTCAAAGTTCAGAAAGAAAAGAATAGAACTGATGCTGCTCTAAAAAGAAGACAAATAAATAAAACTAGAGTTACCAATAAATCATAATGAATAATTATTGTATTTATAGACATATATCTCCTTCTATGAAGGTCTATACAGGTATTACTTGTAGAAAACCAAAATATAGATGGAATAATGGAAGAGGTTATAAAGAGACAGACCAACCTTTATTTTATAGAGCAATTAAGAAATATGGTTGGAATAACTTCAAGCATGAAGTTTTATTTAGAGACTTACCTGAGATAAGGGCTAAAAACCTTGAAAAGGCTTTAATAAGACATTATAAGAACCTTGGACTTTCTTACAATATAACAGATGGTGCTCTTGGAGCTGGTTATACTCATACTGGATGGAAACATTCTGAGAAGACTAAAAAGAATTTTTCAGAGCAGAGGAAAGGAACTAAAGTAGGAAATAAGAATCCTATGTATGGGAGACATTTAACTAACCCTGCTTATGGAAAGATTGGTAAAGACCATCCAGCAAGTAAAAAGGTTATCCAATTTACAAAAGAAGGTAATTTTATTAGAGAGTGGGATTCTATATCTGATGTATATAGAGATTTAAAGATAATACCTACTAATATTACTGCTGTTTGCAGAGGTAGAGCTAAATCTGCTGGTGGTTTTAAATGGAAATATAAATAACTAATAAATAAAAGATATGAAGACAATAAGAACTTTAGTAGTAAGTCCAGATGCTCCTGATACTAACTCAATATGGTTATATAAGGGCACAATGAAATACTTTAATAATGGAGTGTGGACCACTATAGGAGGAGATAACCCTAATATACAGAGTAAAGTACTGGATGTTAATATAACACAAGACCAATTTACTCAGATATTAAATGGTCAGTCAGTAGCTATTAGACTTGAAGAAGCAGATTCAAGTTATGATGTTATAGCTGTTAGAGTTGGAAATTACAGTTATTTCCTTGGAAGGACAATACAGGCTAATGGTACTGCAAGATATGCAACTGAAACTATTACAGTAGAAAAAGGTTCTCCTATCATGAATCAGGTAGAGGCATTGGTAACTAAAGGTATCATTACTTTATCTGCTAATTTTATAGGTCTGGCTCCTGAAATAGTGAAGCTTGAAATAGGAGACAGTAGTGATATAAAAGCCTATAACTTGTCACAATTAAAAAGTGGATTCTTCTTTACTCAGCTTGATTATGGATATGGAGTAGGTACTTGGCAATCTTCTAATGGAGGTTTTGCTCATGTAACTACAGCTTATGGTAATGAGGTATTTTATACTATAGGTGTAGATGGTGCTATAGCTAAAGATGAAGATTATATTAAGCCTAATGAGCCTTATACAATTCAACTTGAAGCATCTCAGATTGGGAAAGCCCTTGATGATATTACTGCTTCTCATGTATTGTTATGTGGTGAGATTATTATAGATGGTTCTACTGGACCTGTAACTTATACAAGGAGTGTAGATTCTACTGCTTCTACTATTTACTTTACAAGTAGCAAAAAGGATGATACATTACAAGTATTAACTTATACAGTATCCAATAAAACTATTACTTCATCTATAGCTTCCCAGAAATACACTCTTCCTGCTGCAACTAAGACTACACTGGGTGGTATAAAGGCAGGAACTAATATTGCAGATTTAGCTGGAGATGCAGATTTAGCAACAGTAATTGGAACTGTAAATAGCATTCTTACACAATTAAAGACTGCTGGAGTATTAATCTAAAAAGGTATTAAATATGTTTTTTACACAAGAAGATTATAGAAAAATAGAGAAGTGGCTATTAGCAAATAGTGTTAAAGATACTGAGTTTGCTGGAGCTTCTCTACCTCTTGAAGGTAATGAGACAGTAGCATTTGTACAGGATGGTAAGAATGTCAATGTACTCTTGAAGGATTTGATAGAACAAATCTTTCTATTAGGAGTATCAGACTTTCTTAATGTTACAGATAAGTATGGTGAATCAAGAATTAGCCTTGCTCAAGCTATTCAACTGATACCTTATGAGAGTAGAAAGATTGGTCAAGTTATTACCTTTCTTGATAAAGATGGAGAATGGAAACTATTTCAGTTTCAAGGAGAAAGAATGAATCAATGGAATAATGCAACTTTATGGGTTGATTTAATTAAGAGAATACAAGGTATATCTATTATAGATAGTGAAGATATAACAGCTACTGTAGATAACTTGAATCAAACTTCCTTAACATTTGCAGATAAGAACTATAATACTACTGACTATTCAGGTTTAGGTAGAGTGTATCTTAGAAAGAATATACAAGGGGTTCAGAATCCAAATACAGATATATTCTATAATACTAATTTGCTTACTCAGCAAATGATAAGTAAAGAGAATACTATTTATATTATACAGTATGACTATAACTTAAACAAACAAACCATTATTATTCCTAATAACTCAGTTTTAGTGTTTGAAGGAGGTTCTATATCAAATGGTACTATAGTTGGTAATAATACAAAGATTAAAGCTGGCTTAGAAAAGATATTTGATACTAACATTATCCTATCTGAGAGTTGGGATGTAGAAGGATTATATCCAGAATGGTTTGGAGCTAAAGGAGATGGTGTTAATGATGATTATTCCTATATACAGAAGTGTATTGATATAGGTATAAGTATTAGAATAGACACAATACTTAATAAAATATATTCTATAAGTAAGTCCTTATATTTTAATCAAGATTTAAACAATCATGATTGGTATAATATAATAGGAAAGAATGGTGCTATCATAAAAAGTGTAGGTAACATTGTAGTTTTTGATTCTTCACTACTTTATGGGGGCAGTCACCCCTGTTCCCAATATTTGAGAATTAAAGGGTTACATTTTACTGGTACTGTGCCTTATTCAACTGTTCTTGATTGCAAAATCATGAGAGTAGAAATAATTGAATGTATATTCAATGTAAGGTTAAGTACTTGCCCTAAATACTTTCAATCTTGGTATATTACCAATTGTAAAATAAATAATTATGGAGATACAACCCACACTGATGGATGGCTATACACTCAAGATGGTTTAAATGATTTTAAAATATCACAATGCCAATTTGAGTATTCTTTTGGTCCTGCTCTAAGACTTATGGGAGGGGCTAATTATGGAGTTACTGGAGCTTCTATTTCTCAGTGTTTATTTGAAGCTATAAGAAATGGTGCTGCTATAGAATACTCAAGAAGTTATAACCTTACAGTAATGGGCTGTTATTTTGAAAATAACAAGGGTGGACATGTAGTAGCTAAAGATGCTGGTACTCATACTGTAGCTCTTATAGGAAATTTATTTGCTGCTATAGCAGCAAGTGAATCCATAGATAATACGGGAGGCAATGGAACTTATAAAGTAGTATGGTGGGGAATGAGAGGATGTGTTTCTTTAGGAAACAGTGGAATGGGAACCCAGGATAAGGGGCATTTCTTTAAAAGTGCTCTTGAATATACAATATCTATATATGATAATGATTTTGTATTTAACACTAATGCTAAAAATGGATATTTACCTACAGGCTCTTTTGGTCAAGGGTTACTTAGAGGTAATACAAATTATAACACTGCTACTAATAAAATGACTCTTTGGACTGGGGAGGCTTGGGTAAACTTAGATGGTACTTCCTTAAAGGATAAAGGTACTACTGCTGAAAGACCTACAGATTATAGAGCAATTGGTTTTATATATATGGACACTACTTTAAACAAACTTATAGTTTGGGATGGTACAGTTTGGAGGGATTTTAGTGGTACAGCCGTTTAATATAATATTATATGAAAGATATACAGCAATTAATTAAAAAGAATAGTCAAGAGGGAAGATATGAAGACATCTTCCCTAAGACTTTTATTGATGCAGTCTTAGATAAGGAAAGTGGGGTAACATTGACAGATATACTTGCAATGTTTAATATGCTATTCTTATCTTATAATGGTAGTAGAAGTCAAACAAGGCTACAAGTTCCTTCCAGCCTTAGAAGGCAAGGGTTATAGGTTACTTATGTCTTATATGATAAGACAGTAGTTACTGAATGGTATAGTGCAGAAGCTATTGATGATACTACCTTTGGAGATAGTGCAAACTGGAGAGATGGTAGTAATGCACTTGTAGGTGATATATCTATATCCTCAGATGGGTATTGGGTAATCAATGGAGAAGTTACTAACATTAAAGCACAGGGAGAAGCTGGTATTACTCCTATTCTTAGGGTAGGTTCTAATAATCACTTACAAGTTTCATATACTAATGGCAGTAGCTATGCAGATGTATCCTCTAATCCTGTGTTTACTCAGTTTAGAGTAAGTAATAACAAGTTACAGCAATCTACAGACTTAGGTGAATCTTGGGGTAATATTTCAGAAGAGTTAGCTTATAAATTTAGAGAGTCTGGTAATAAGATTCAAATGTCAAAAGACCTTGGTAGTACTTGGCAAGATGTATCAGACTATATTGCAGCATGGTTTAGATTTACAGGAACTACTGGTAGCAGCCAAGCTGATAATGTTGGTAAGATACAGATTAGTAGAGATAATGGTGCTACATGGTCTGATTTAAGTGGAGAATTTACTAACAGTTTACATATTAAAGAGTATGTAACTACTGTAGGTACTCTTCCTTCTACTGCTGTTCAAGGTGATATTTATGGTGTTGGTCCTACTTATGACCCAAGTGATATACAACATTGATACCAAATTCTATTAAACACATCCATACAATACAGTTTGACCAATATACTGGATTTATATACGCTTGTACAGGTGATGAGAATCAAGGTTCCAATATTTGGGTTAGTAAAGACCAAGGAGAAAATTGGGAGTTTGTATATGGACCTTCAGAAAAGTATTGCAGATTGCTAAACTTTATTTTCACTGATAGCTTTGTATATTGGGCAACTGATTCTCCAACAGATAGTTTACATTTCCTTTTTAAAGCAGAAAGAGGAGAAGATGGTGTTATAAAAGTTTCAGAGGCTAACGAGCTTACACAGTTACTGCAACCAGAAAGTGGAATGCTATTAGCCACTTATGGATTATCATATCTGAAAACTATAAATGCTTTACTTTTGTTGGAAAGAGTAGATGGCAATGGATGCCTATAAGACTTTGGGATTTAAACTCAAATAGTCTTAAAACCATTGGCAGAATAGAAAGTGTTTCAGGAGAAGCACAAAATATAGGATTCAGATGTCAGTTCTTAGAACTGTACCCAAGTGATAATTCTATTATATGTGGGTATAACCAGTTTTCTTCATACAGAAACTATAATAAACTGTTAGGAAATAGAGATAGCATAAATGTTAATGAAAGAATAAATAATATTCTTATAAGAATTGATAGAGCAGGAGATAATTTTGGAGTTTCATTTAATAGCATTTATAAATAAATGACTCTTAAATAAATGACTCTTAAATAAATGACTCTTTAATATTTATTTAATGTTACTAAGTTTAAACTATTAATAAATCACTTATACTCTTGTATAGGTGATTTATTTTTAGTATGTTTGCACAATAATATAAGGGAAGAAGATATGAAGAAGTACATATTATTTATAATACTAATATTGGTGGGAGCTATAGCTTACCTATCATATCAGAATAAACAATTGACTACTAAGTATGAGACTTCCATTGAGAATGTTAAAGCCTATGATGCTCAATTGAGTGGACTTGAAGGTGATAATAGAGTGTTGAAACTAACAGTTGAACAGCTTAATTACTTCAATGATTCAATCATCAAGAAGATGAAAGTGGTCCAGAAGGAATTAGGAATAAAGGATAAGAGATTACAGCAGCTTCAATATGAAGCAAGTCATGCACAAAGACATGATACCATCACATTGACTGATACAATCTTTAGAAATGACTTTAGTCTTGATACTATAGTGGGAGATAAGTGGTTTAAAACTAATCTTCATTTAAAGTTCCCAAGCACTATAGCACTTAGTCCTGAGATAGAATTAGAGAGATATACATTCATAAATGGTAAAAGGGAGACTGTGAACCCACCAAAGAAGTTCTTCTTATTTAGGTGGTTCCAGAAGAAACATACAGTAGTAGAAGTGAATGTAAGGGAAATGAACCCTTATGTTAAGAACAAAACTCAAAGATTTATACAAATAGTTGAATAGTTATGATTGAAAGTGGGATACTTATTACAGCATTAATAGGCATTGTCACCACTTTTACTTCTGGATTTACTGCATGGTTCTTTGCAAGAAAGAAGTATAATAGTGAGGTAGATAATAATCTTATTGAAAACATGCAGGACTCATTAGACTTCTACAAAAAGCTGTCTGATGATAACAGGGAGAGACTTAATGAAGTTCTGAAAAGGAATGAAAACCTTGAAGAAGAAGTTAAGGAATTAAGGCAACAGGTGATGACCTTAATGACAAGTATCTGTACTGATTTATCTTGTCAAATAAGGAAGGGGAATTATGAGGAATTAATAAAGAAAAAGGGTATATAATATGAAAAGAGCACTTAATTTAGGAAGTCTTTCAAGAATAGTTGAAGGAGACCCAAATGAAATAACTAATAATGAAATATTGGTTATAAGGGATAATCTTTCAGGTAAGATTGAAGATATTCAGGTAAGAGGAACTGAAGGTATATTAGAGTCAGTTCTTGTAGAAAGAGTTGCATTTACAATCAAACCTACTCCAACAGATGCTACTGTAACTATCAATAATGCAAACAGGTCAACTGTTGTAGTTGCAAAGGGTTCTACAGTTTCATGGTCTGTAAGTAAGACAGGCTATACTCCACAGAGTGGTAGTCAAGTAGTATCAGCAGATACAGTAAAAGATGTAACTTTAGTAGCAACAGGAAGCTAATATGAAACTATTACTCAAAAGAACATTCAAAGGTCCTCAATATACCATAGGTAAACTCTATGTAAATGGAGTTTATGAATGTGATACTTTAGAGGATACTGACAGAGGTCTCCATGAAACACAATCTCTTCTGGAGATACAGAGTAAGAAGGTCTATGGACAGACAGCAATTCCTTATGGAACTTACAAGATTGATATGAATACTGTAAGTCCTAAATTCAAGGATAGGTCATGGGCTAAATTCTGTGGAGGAAAGTTACCCAGACTTATAGATGTTAAAGGATATGAGGGGGTACTAATCCATGTGGGTAATAAAGCTGAGGATACTTTAGGTTGTATCCTTGTTGGTGAAAACAGGATAAAGGGACAAGTAATCAATAGCACAGCTACCTTTCAGGAGTTATATTCAGTTATGCTGAAAGCAAAGCTCCTTGGAGAGGAACTAAGTCTTACAATTGAGTAGAATTGTAGAGGGTATAGTTTAGTTACTATGCCCTTACTTTTTGGCAGTAAATAAGTAATTTATTTATAGAGTTGCAATGGTCTTATTTACTATGTTGTAGAAGTCATAAACTCCTCTTATCTTTGCATCAGTTTAATAACTAAAGGAGTAGAAATATGATAGGAGAATTAAGTGAAGACCTCATTATGACAGGGGATGAAATAGATGTTGATAATCTATTTTCTGATGATGGGGGTGAAGAAGAAACACAGGTAATTCCACCTGCCCCAAAGGAGAAAGAAGAAAAAGAGAAAGAAACAACTACTGAGGAAGAAGAGATAAATCCAGATGATTTATTTGATAATCCAGAGAGCGTAGGTAGTGGAAAAGATAATCAAGAAGAAGAGGAAGATACCCAATCTGAAAAGGACAAAGGTACTTCTCCCAAAACTAACTTCTACTCTTCCATTGCCAGTGCCTTGAAAGAAGAAGGTATCTTCCCTGACCTTGATGATGATACATTAAATGGTATCAAGACTCCAGAAGATTTTGCAGAAGCAGTTGAAAAGACTGTCCAAGCAAGGTTGGATGAAAGACAAAAGAGAATTGATGCTGCATTACAAGCTGATGTAGAACCAGATGAAGTAAGAAGGTATGAACAAACCCTTGCTAATTTGGATGCAATCAAGGAGGAATATATAACTGATGAAACTGAAAAGGGTGAAAGATTGAGAAAGAACTTAATCTATCAGGACTTTAGGAACAGAGGTTATAGTGAAGCCAGAGCTAAGAGAGAGGTTGAGAAATCTTTCAATGCTGGCACAGATATTGAAGATGCAAAAGAGGCATTGGAAAGTAACAGAGAATACTTTAGCACTCAATATCAAGACCTAATCAAGGAAGCTCAAGAAGAGGCAAAGGAAGAACAAAGGAAAATTAAAGAAGAGGCTGCACAACTAAAGAAATCAATGCTTGAGGACAAGGAAGTATTTACAGGTATTGCACTTGATAGGACTACAAGACAAAAAGCATTTGAGAATATAACTAAGCCTGTCTTTAAAACAGAAGATGGAGAATATTTGACTGCCATTCAAAAATATGAAATGGATAATCCGGTTGAGTTCAGAAAGTATCTGTCTGTATTGTTCACTATGACTGATGGCTTCAAGAATATTGATGGTCTTGTAAAAGGTAAAGTAAAGAAAGAAGTCAAGCAAAGTCTTAGAGAATTAGAGCATAAACTCAGCAGCACTGCCAGAACCTCAACAGGTAATCCAAGATATGTTGGAGGAGTTGAGGAAGATACTGAGTCTTATATTGGAAAGGGCTGGGACCTTGATGTCTAAAAACATATTAACTAACAAAAATAATTAACAGATTATGGCTGGTAAATTAGGTAAATTTCAAATGTTAGGCTTCCAACACTGGAAGGGTCTGACAAGTGACAACCACCTTGGAGCTATCTTCCAACAAGCACCTCAGAAGGCTACAAACCTTATGGTGCAACTGTTGGCTTTCTATAGAGGAAAGAGCTTGGATACATTCCTTAATTCATTCCCTGTAAGAGAGTTTGAAGATGATAATGAATACTACTGGGATGTTATTGGTTCTTCAAGGAGAAACATTCCTCTTGTTGAGGCAAGAGATGAAAATGGTACTGTAGTTGCTGCTGGTGCAACTAATGTGGGAGTTGGTACATCTCCTTTCTATCTGGTATTCCCAGAAGACTGGTTTGCAGATGGTGAAGTTATTGTAGGTAACTTGAACCAAGTATATCCATTTAGAATCCTTGGTGATGCAAGAATGGAAGGTACTAATGCAGTGTACAAAGTAGAACTTATGGGTGGTAATACTCAAGGTGTTCCTGCTGAAAGACTGCAACAAGGAGAAAGATTCTCTATTGAGTTTGCTCCTGTAGAAAAAGAACTTTCAAGAAAGGTTGGTGATGTTAGATTCACTTCTCCTGTAAGCATGAGAAATGAATGGACTACAATCAGAATCCAACATAAGGTAGCTGGTAATAAGCTAAACAAGAAACTTGCTATGGGTATTCCTATGGTTAGAAATCTTGAAAGTGGAAAGCAAGTGAAGGACACTGCAAACATGTGGATGCACTATGTAGATTGGGAAGTAGAACTTCAATTTGATGAGTACAAGAACAATGCTATGGCATGGGGTACTTCAAACAGAAATCTGAATGGTGAATACATGAACTTTGGTAAGTCAGGTAATGTAATTAAGACTGGTGCTGGTATCTTCGAGCAAACAGAGGTTGCTAATACTATGTACTACAATACATTCAGCTTGAAGTTACTTGAAGATATGTTGTATGAACTATCTGCTTCAAAACTTGCAATGGATGATAGACTATTCATCATTAAGACTGGTGAAAGAGGTGCTATTCAGTTCCATAAGGAAGTATTGAAGACTGTATCTGGTTGGACTACATTTGTACTTGATAATAACTCTACAAGAGTTGTTGAGAAAGTTCAGTCTAAGCTACACAGCAATGCACTGAGTGCTGGTTTCCAATTTGTTGAATACAAGGCTCCTAATGGTGTAAGGGTAAGATTAGATGTTGACCCATTCTATGATGACCCTGTAAGAAATAAGATTCTTCACCCAAATGGTGGTGTTGCCTTCTCTTATAGATATGATATTTGGTACATTGGTACTATGGACCAACCTAATATCTTCAAGTGTAAGATTAAGGGTGACAATGAATACAGAGGATACCAGTGGGGTATCAGGAATCCTTTCACAGGACAAAAGGGTAATCCTTATATGTCATTTGATGAAGATTCTGCTGTAATTCACAGAATGGCTACATTGGGTGTTTGTGTTCTTGACCCAACAAGAACAGCATCATTAATCCCTGCAATTCTGCAAGGATAAAGCATAGAATAAAAGGGGAGGGAAATTCTCCCTCTCCTTTTCTTTTTTAAGATATTAAATGGAGAAGTAATATGGCAAAAGAAGTTAGTAAGATGGTTTTGGATGATGAAGAGATTATGAAGGAAACACCAGTTATACCTGATGTGGATAACCTCTTTGAGGAACCAAAGACAAGAAAAACAAAGAAACAAGCAGTAATAGAGAACAATGATGAACCTATTAACTGCCTAAGAAATGAAAGAGTTATAGTAAGGTTTGTTCCCAAGCAAACTGGTTTAGTTTCAAACCCTAAGCATATCCTATATGGAGGTATGGCAGAGGCAGCAGTAAGATGGTTTACTCTACCAAGATTGAGTTCTGGTATGTATGTAAATGCTCTCACTGATAAAGAGAAAGCCTATCTTGAAGAGATAATGGGTCTTGAATACAATGCTCTATCTATCTACAAGAAGGTAGATAACTTCTGGGATAATTATACAGTAAGATTGACTAAGCAAGATAATTTCTTGAACTTGGCTGACCCTGATGATTATATCAAATATAAAATCCTTTTAGCAAATAAGGACTATATTGCATCTTCTCTTCAAGAGCTGCAAGACAGACCTAAAATGACTTACCAGTTTGTAATTGTACAGGAAGGTGAGGAAGCTAAGACTGCTAAGAAGGAAATGAATGCTACAATGCAGTCATACATGAAGTTTGGTGAAATTCAAGATGATGCTGATAAGCTAAGAGTAATCATTGAAACTATTGATGGTAGACCTCTTGCTAAGACAACTAAGATTGAATTCTTACATGAGAAGATTAACAAGCTAATTCAAGCTGACCCAAAACTTTTCTTAAGAGTTGCAGAAGACCAGTATCTTGATACTAAAGTTTTGATTAAGAAGGCTATTGAAGGAGGTCTAATTAGTAACAGAGGGGGTATGTTATACCTGAAATCTGATGGCTCTCCTTTATGTGGAGATAATGAAGAACCTACTTTAAGTGTAGCTGCTAAGTTCTTAAGTGCTCCTAAGAGACAGGAATTGAAGTTCAGTCTGGAAGCAAAGCTAAAAGAATAAAGATATGAATGTTAATGAATTTTCTAATGAATTTGATGTACTCTATAACAACATAATGAGTAATGCTGCTCCGGGGTTAAATGAGTATGAAAAGTCTGTACTGCTTACTAAGGCTCAAGAAGAGATAGTTAAGAACTATTTTGAACCAGCAGGTAATAAGTATGGAAAAGGATTAGATGATTCACCAAAAAGACAAATAGATTTTTCAGAATTAATAAAGGTAGGACAAGGAGTACTTAATACAAGTGCTCCTACTATCACCTTTGATAAGAGAGCTAGGGTATATGATTTACCTGCTGACTTATTCTTGGTTATAAATGAGGCTGTTGATACTAATGCAGGAACTAAACAGATAGTTCCAATCAGTTATTCTGATTATACAAGGCTTATGTCAAGACCTTATAAGGAACCAGTTAAATATCAGGCATGGAGAATAATTACTGCTTCTATAAACAATATCTCTGTAGAACTAATGGTGAACAGTAATGAAACTATTACAGACTATAAGGTAAGGTATATAAGAAGACCTGCTCCAATTATTACTACTGATCTATCTTCTGAATATGGTGATGTCACAATAAATGGTGTAAGCACTATTTCAGAATGTGAGCTTAACCCAAATATTCATAGTGAGATATTACAGAGGGCAGTTGAATTGGCTAAGGCAGCTTACCAAGGAGATTTGCAAGCAAGTGTTGAATTAGGACAAAGGTCAGAGTAAAAATATAAAGTATGACTAATAAAGAATTTTCTGATGGATTCAGTACTTTACTTAACTCATTTGGTATCACTCCTAATATAACCCTTGATGAATATGAGAAATCAACATTTCTCACTAATGCTCAAGAACAATTGATTATTGACATCTACTCTGGAAGGAATGTTATTTATGGTAAGTCCTTTGAACAGACAGAAGAACTAGGAAGATATTTGAGCAATTTGGTGGAGACCTATGAAACAAGTACTAAGGTTACAGGAAAGCTTGGATTATCAAAAGATTCAGTGTTCTTTGAGATACCACAAGATACTTGGTTCATTACTTATGAAGTGGCATTCCTCAAGGATAGTAGATTAGGTTGCTTGGATGGTATAGAAGCAAGTGTGGTTCCATTACCACAGGATGATTTATATAGAGCAAAGGATAATCCATTTAGAGGACCAAGTAAAGACAGGGTACTAAGACTTGATATAAAAAGTGACTTAGCTGAGTTAATCAGTAAGTATAATGTGGACAAATATTTAATGAGATATATCTCTCAACCCACTCCTATTATACTGGTAGATTTACCTGATGGACTAAGTATCAATGGTGTAAGTACTGAAAGTGAATGTGAACTAAATCCTGTAGTACACAGAGCAATACTTGAGAGGGCTGTACAGCTTGCCATAATAAGTAAAACTCAACTGACAGGAAATAAAGAATAAATTATAAATGTTTAATTAAACTAAAAAGATTATGGTAATTTCTATTAATCAAGTAAGACAGTTATATGTTGCAAAGGCTCTAAAAACTGATACAGAAACCCTTACAACTGCTGGTGATATTGTCCCAAAGGCAGACACAGCTAAGACTACTCTGTATTTTCAGTCTATGTCTCCTGCTGGGATTGTAACAAGTGATAAGATTGATATTAAGAATGTAATATCAGCAAAGGCTACAGCTTCAAAAGATTTGGCTCATAAGTTGGTGAGATACTCAGTTACTCTTGATGCAAATGTAGCAGATGCTCCTGTAGCAGGTCAGAATTACATCTTGAGATTGGCTTTTAGACAATACATTGGTTTGTCAGAGGAAGACCAGTACTTCAAGTATGGTGAAGTAATTGCAAGAAGTGGAATGACTGCATCAGACTTCTACAAGAAGATGGCTATTTCTTTGGCTAAGAACCTTGGGAATAAGACAGAATCTACTCCTCTTGTGAATATTTACCTTAATAGTGCAGCAGCAGATGGAACTGATGTTCCAGTAACAGCTACCACTAAGGAATCTAACCTTAATAAGGATGATTATGATAAAATAATCATTGAAGAAGCTGAACAACCTTGGGTTCTTGGTATGATGCCTCAGGCATTTATTCCTTTTACTCCTCAGTTCTTGACTATTACAGTTGATGGTGAAGATAGACTTTGGGGTGTTGCAACTGTAGTTACTCCTGAGAAGACTGTTCCTGATGGACATCTTATTGCAGACCTTGAATACTTCTGTATGGGTGCAAGAGGTGACATTTACAGAGGAATGGGTTATCCTAATATTATTGAGACTACTTACTTGGTAGACCCAAGTGCAGTTTATGATGTATTGGATATTCACTATTTCTATACAGGAAGCAATGAATCAGTTCAGAAGTCTGAAAAGACTATTACACTGGTTGCTGTAGATGATGGTAGTCACACTGCAATGAAAGCTCTAATTGCAGAAATTAATACTGCATCTGGTCTGAATATTGCAAATCCAGCTTAAGACAGAGCTAAATATAAAAGAGCATAGAATCAACTATGCTCTTTTTTTTTATTAATTAAATTAAGAGGAAATAAAATATGATACATTTTAATCAGCTCAATATTAGTCCAGATAATAAGTTCCTCATAATTGATGTATCTATAGATAATCAAGACTACTTTGATGATGTCTTATTAGATAGTATAATCATTGATACTCAAGATACTTTTGTTACAAATGGACCAAGTGACAATCCTCTTTGTGTATATAATATAGAGGATGCCTATGATTTGACCTATTCTCTTCCGGAGCAATGTAATTGTAATCCAGTAAGAGTTGAGGAAGATAAATCATATTGCTTCACTTATGGCACACAACAAATGAAGAATGTAAGACTTGAATTAAATATTCAAGACTTGAAGGTTTCTCCTTGCAGCACTATGTTCTTTGTATATGTGAAGTCTAAAGGTGCACCATCAACTGATACTCCATGTGGATTTGATAAGGACCAAATATTAGGTACTGTAATTAATTTACAGCCTATATATAAACAAACCCTTAAGTATCTAAGGGAAGTAGAATGTGACTGTAATATACCAAAGGGTTTCATTGATATGATACTTAAGTTAAAGGCAATTGAACTTTGTGTAAGAACTGGAAACTATCCACAGGCTATTAAGTACTGGAATAAGTTCTTCATAAAGAATAATTGCAAGTCTCCAACCTCTAATTGTGGATGCTATGGATAAAATGCTTGAAATATCTGAGGAAGCCATCACAAGATACTTTACTACTCTATCTCAATTTGGATATAAGAAGTACAGTGATGTAGATAAGATAATAGTTCTCTTCTTCATGGAAGAAATGTTAGCAGGAGAAATGTCTTATTATGTGACACAAGATGATTACAGAAATATAGTCAATGCACTATATTGTCTGGCAGGAAGTACTTGTATGATAGACTTTCCAATGTTTGAGAGCTATGATACCTTGGTTCATTCTAACAATAGGACTTTTGTACCAAGAATGACAGAGGATAGTATATTAAGAAGTACTGAGGATGATAACTTTAGAGTAGAAGCATAATCTTTATACCCTGAATATAAAAATAGTAAAACCCTTGTGCAGTTGAGTTTAATTACTTACTTTTGCACAAGGGTTTAATTTTATAATATAACAATAAAACTATGACATATAATGAATTAATTTATATGGTGCTTGATGAGCTTAAGCTAAGCTCAGATGACAGCTTTTATACAAAAGACCATGTTATATTTCTGCTTGTAAAGTATAGGTCATTCTTGCTGAAACAGAGATATTCAGACATAAAGAAACAGATACCAGACAGTGACTATCAGAGTATATGTCTAGACCTTATTGAGGTTCCAGCTATTAGTGGAGAACCTTGTGAAGGTAGCTCCTATTTAAGAAGTAAGAATAAGGTTCCTGCTACTATGATGATAGGTAATCCAAGAGTATATCCTATGGACTTCTATCAGGGAGAGATTACTTGTATAAGTAGAGATAGAATGAGGTATGTAGGTTATAATAAGTTTCTTAGAAATATAATCTACTGTTCAAAAGCTCCTGATGGCTATCTATATTTCAAGTCATGGAATCCTCAATTCCTGCATCTTGAAAAGGTAAGTTTCAATGCAATCTTTGAGGATGCTGAGGAAGCATCAGAAATGGCTTGTCCAGAAGAGGATGGTGCAATATGTAAGTTAGAGGATAAGGAGTTCCCAATAGAAGATGCTTTAGTTCCCCCCTTGGTTGAGCTTGTAGTAAAAGAATTAAGAGGTCTTGAGTATAGTCCTAAGGATGAACAGAATAATGCTCATGATGATTTGGATGATTTGAATAAGAGATAATGGAGACACTGGGAGAATTTAAAAGGAGGATAAAGAAGGTCAACCAACCAAGAGAATATAAAGTGAGAAACTCACTGGGTGTATATGATGGATATAAGTATTACAGAAAGAATAAACCTGGTAGTAAGGAGTATGTTCTTACTGAGTCACAATATTTTGCTATCATAAGAAAGATAAACTTACTTTTGGTTGATGAACTATTACTTGGTAATGATGTCAGGCTTCCTAAATCAATGGGTACTATTGAAATAAGGAAATTTGATAGAGGAGCCAAAATAGGTAAGGATGGGAAGATTCATATTAATCTTCCTATAGATTGGGACAAGACCCTGAAACTCTGGTATGAAGATGATGAATCCTATAAGGATAAGGTATTGGTTAGGATGGAAGAGAAGGAAAGTTTTCAAGTTTATTACAATAGGGAATCTGCCACTTACAATAATAAATCATATTATGAGTTTATCCCTAATAGAGACTTAAAGATAGGAATTAAACAAAATATAAAAAAGGGAGTAATCAAAGATGCTCACTATTTAGAAAGGAAAATAAGAAATGGTTAATAATATTAATTGGGTAAAGTTACCTATAATCCTGGATAGGCTATTAAGACATCCATTACTTGGAGATTTAAACCTCGAAACAGCTATTCAATACACCTTGGATTTTATAGGCATAATGGGACTGCCAAACATCTATGTTGACAAAATTGAGACCATAGAAATTAAAGAGTACAGAGGAACATTACCTTGTGATTTAATCTCTATTAATCAGGTCAGATTACATAAGAATGGAATGGCACTTGGAGCAATGACTGATAATTTCAATGCTTATCCTACCCATGACCATAATGGAGATTGTTCAAGAGGAGAACCTTCTTTCAAGACACAAGGAAGGGTAATATTTACTTCAATAAAAGAAGAGAAGATAGATATTAGCTATAAGGCTATTATGTTGGATGATGAAGGTCTTCCTTTAATTCCTGACAACTCTATCTTCCTTAAAGCATTGGAACTATACATCAAGAAAGAATGGTTTACTATCCTTTTTGATATGGGTAAGATAAGTCCTGCTGTATTAAATAATACTCAACAGGAGTATGCTTTCAAGGCAGGTCAATGTAATAATGAATTTGTGATTCCTTCTGTATCAGAAATGGAAGCTATCACTAATATGTGGAATCAACTTATTCCAGGAGTAACTGAGTTCAGAAGAGGATTCAAGAACTTAGGAGACAAGGAATATATAAGAGTACATTAATATGGCACTAAAGAAAGAACAACACTTTTTTAAAGGGATGCAGAGAGACTTGTCAGTATCTAAGTTCAACCCAGAGTATGCCTTTGATGCTCAGAACATTAGAATAACTGCAAGAGATAATAACACTCTCTTGTCAGTTACTAATGAGAGAGGGAATAAGGAGATACCATTACAATCTCCTTCTGGAGACCCTGTAGTTATTGATGGAGTATTACTTGGACAGAATGTGCTAAATAATTATGTAACCTTATTCACAAAAGGTACAAAAGACAATATCTACAGACTTGAAAATAAAGGTACCCATTTTGAGACTCTACTTCTATTCTCAGGTAATCTTAATTTTAGTACAGACTATCCTATTGAGAATATTGGTGTATATGAAAATGATAATATTCAGAAGATATATTGGGTAGATGGATTAAATCAACCAAGAGTTATTAATATTGTATCTGACTCTACAACAATAGAAGGATGGAATAATAGTTCATTTGATTTTATTCCAGAATTGAAGTTGGATGAAACAATCACTGTTACCTCCAATCTTAAGGTAGCCAGCAAGTTTCCTTCTGGAGTAGTGCAATATGTCTTCACTTACTATAATAGGAATGGCTCTGAAAGTAATATTATATATCAAACACCTATATACTACACTCATGCAAGTAATAGAGGAGGGAGTCCAGAAGAGATAGGTTCTAATAGTTTTGATATAGTTATAAGTAATCCTGATACTAATTTTGATTATATAAGGATATATTCTATATTTAGAACAAGTATAGATTCTACCCCAGTTGTAAGAAAAGTGGCTGATTTGGATGTTATTGGTTCAGTAATCAGATATACAGATAATAATACAACAGGAAGTAGTGTAGACAGTACCTTACTACTTTACATAGGTGGTGAAGAAATAATTCCCCACACTATGACTCAAAAGGACAATACTTTATTTCTTGGAAATATTCACATAAAAACTTTGTTGTTCTCAAGGGAAGCAAGAGAAAGTGTGAAGGGTTCTGTTGTATTTGGTAATAAGCTTCTTGATACTGGTGAAAGAACTAATTTAGCTTATGATTATAAAACCCAATTAAATAATAATAGTTACCAGATTACATCATTTAAAAGAGGTGAAACTTATAGGTTCGGGGTTCAATTCCAAAATAAGAGAGGTAAATGGTCAGAAGTATTATATATAGGAGATAGTAAGGTAGATACTTACCCTAATGTAGATTCTAATAGCTTATCTGGTACTGTTAAATTAAGTTTGATAAAACCTTACTATACTATACCAAAGAGTGTGCTTGATGAAGCTAAAGCTCTTGGTTATGTAAAGGCAAGAGGAATGATAGTAGTTCCTACAAATAGTGATAGAACTGTATTGTGTCAAGGTGTAGTATGTCCTACTCTATGGACAAATTTAGATAGAGAATCTAATAGTCCTTATGCAGTATCATCTTGGTTTTTTAGACCTTTTGTTGATGAAGCCAATAGAGATGATTCTGATGATGTGGAGGCAAATAATGGAACTTATGCTCAATATGTTGATTATGACAGTATCAATCCTGTATATCCTAATAGAACTACTGAGATAGGGGTAGAAACTTTAAGGACATTAGCAGAAGGTAGTACAGAAGTAAATGACTATTTAGTAGATAGTAGTATTCTTACATTTCATTCTCCTGATATAGAATTTGGAGATATAAATACAGCAAATATTAACTTAGGCTGCCAATTTATAGGCTCTGTTGCATTACATTCTGGTATATCTTATAGGTCTGTTCTTGCAGAGAGTACAGGGGTTCAACCTACTTTAGATTATGGATTTTATAATAAGTTCCCACAGTATGAGAGACAAACTATTTTTTCAACAAATAAAGGAGGTAGACTTCTTTCTTCTGGATATCATTGGATGGGAATCCCCTTATTAACTAATGATACTCAAAAAGTTTACAAGAGTAATTGGGCATGGTTAGTATCACCTTGGCAAAGACAAGGCTCATTAATTAATGATTTCAGATATGAAGGTAATACCTATTCTAATTTGAAATCAAATAAATTAGGTAACTTGAGAACAAGTTATTCTACTTATTTCACTCTGGGATTAACAGAATTTTGGATTCCCCCTGCCGGTATATCAAATGTAGAAATAGTAGATTCTAACGAAGTTACAGCTACTTCAATAGTTAGGAATGATGAGTCTCTGTTATACTATGGTAATGTTGATAAAGTAATACCTCCTGGTTCTAAAACAGAAGGTGTAGGTTCAGATATTGGTGTTGTTACCAATAGTTATGAAAATATAAAAACTATAAATCAATTATATAATAGTGAATCTGAAAATACCACTTTTGTTGATAAAATTACTATACCAGTATTGGGAACTGTCAATCTTAAAGATTCTGAAAGATATACCAACAGTCCTGTAAGCATCAAATACAAGTCTGGAAAACATGCTGTATTTGCTTTAAACAAGCAAAATGGCAATAGGGTTATAATCCCTAATAGTAATACAAATCATGACCATACAAAAGATAGCAGTGCTATATTTAGTACCTTTAGTACTGGATATTCAGGGTTATGGCTTGTAGAGTTGACTCAGACTATAGATGAGGATAATAGATTTGGGGGTAAGACAGAAGAAGCTCTATTGAATAACAGGTGGATAGTATCTGGAGACCCAATTGATATTAATGACAGTGGTAGAATAGAGTTTCTTCAAGGTGATACCTATCTTCAAAGATATGATTGTCTAAAGACATATCCATTCACCTTAGAGGATATGAATACTGTAGTTGAAATGGTATCATTTTATTGTGAAACTCATATCAATATAGATGGTAGGTATGATAGAAATAGAGGAAATTTTACCAACTTAGCTATTACTCCTTCTATATTCAATCTTTATAATCCAATTTATTCCCAGAGTAATAACTATTTTACTTATCAATATTTGAATGAAATAAGTAGTCTTAATGATTTTCCTAATAGTATTACATGGACTGAGGAAAAAATACTTGGTAATGAAGTGGATAATTGGACTAAAATTAATGTTGCAACAACATTAGACCTTGATGGTGATAAAGGGGAAGTAACCTCCTTGAACACTTATAATAATGAGATATTCTGTTTTCAGAGAAGGGGGTTAAGTAATATTTTATTCAACAGTAGAGTTCAGATACCAACCTCTGATGGGTTGCCAATTGAGATTACTAATGGATTGAAGGTAAGTGGTAAAAGATATATAAGTAATACTATAGGCTGCACCAATAAGTGGTCTATTGCAGAATCTCCTTCTGGACTATACTTTATAGATAATGAGACTAATTCATTATATCTATTTAATGGAGAAATAGTCAGTCTATCTGATAAGTTAGGGTTTAGACAGTGGATTAGTGCTCATAATGTTCATGTGAACTGGGAACCAGTTGGTTATAATAACTATAGGTCATTCTATGACAAGAATAATAATGATGTGTACTTTACTTATAAAGACCATTGTCTGTGTTATTCTGAGTTGATTAACCAATTTACATCCTTTATGAGCTATGAAGGAGTCCCTGCTATGTTCAATGTAAGTAGTGAGTTCTATGCCTTTAAAGATGGTAAGATGTGGGAACAGTTTGCTGGAGACTATAATATGTTCTTTGATGAATATAAACCATTCAGTATTACCTTTGTGGCTAATGCTGAGGAACCAAATGATAAGATATTTAATACAGTAGAGTTTAGAGCTGATAGCTGGGATGGTGATAACCTAATGAGTAATAAAACCTTTGATACTCTTGATGTATGGAATGAATATCAGCATGGTACTACTCCTCTCACTAATCTACTTGGGCATCCTTCTCCATTAAAGAAGAAATTCAGGATATGGAGGGCTAATATACCAAGAGCAATAGTAAATAACAGGGATAGGATAAGGAATACTTGGGCTTATATTAAGTTGGGAATGAACACTCCTAATACATATAGAACAGAGTTCCATGATGCTATTATTCACTATTTTGCATAATTGATAAGAGTCCATAAACATTTTAGTTTGTGGACTCTTTCTTTTTTAATTAAAGGCTTTGTTTATTCAATACCTTTTTATACATTTGCAATAAAATTAATTATACTATGGCTAAGAAAAAAATTAAAAGAAGAAGCAATATGCCTTCTAATATGTTTGGGAATGGAGGTAAAACATGGGGGCAGCAGTCCTCAGGACAATTCTCAAATGCCTTTAAAAGGGAGAATCTTGGCAGTTCTATAGGAAGTATTGGAGGTGCTGTTGGTGGTATGGCACAAACTGGAATATCTAATGCACAAATAGCAGATACCAGTGGAATTGAATCCCAAATTGAAGCTCAAAAGAACATGACAATAGGAGCTTCATCCAATGAAGATTTGCTAAGTGAATGGGGTTCATGGACTAAAGTTAAAGATGACTATACATGGAAAGATGTTAGAGGAGGAAATACTGGGCAGGGACTGACTGGTACTTTAGGAGCTGCTGGTCAGGGAGCTGCTGCTGGAGCATCTGTAGGAGGTCCTATTGGAGCTATTGCAGGTGGTGTAGTAGGTCTTGGTAGTGCTATTGGTGGATGGCTTGGTGGTAATAGAAAAGCTAAAAGAAAAGCCAGAAGATTGAATAGAGAAGCCAGAGAAGCCAATGAAAGAGCACTTTCTTCTTTTGAAACAAGAGCTGATACTATAGATGCCCAAAATGACTTTAACATATTGGCAAACTTCTCTGCTTATGGTGGTCCACTTGAATTTGGTAGTGGTGCAATAGGCTATGAGTTTGATAATAGATACTTAAATAATCAAGAGATGAGTGCAATTGCTAAACAGAGATTGACCCCTCTTCCTAATTCATTCCAAGCATTACCAGAGATGAATACATATAATGCTTTTGCAGAAGGTGGTGGCTTATCCAGAGAGAAAAACTATGGTTCTAGGAAAAAGCCTTGTCCATCTGTTCCTTCTGGAGATTTTGCAGGACCTCACAGAAGTTACCCAATACCAACTAAAGCTGATGCAAGAGATGCACTCAGATTAGCTGGATTACATGGTAATGAGAGTGTAAGAAGGAAGGTTCTTGCTAAATATCCATCACTAAAGGCTTTTGGTGGGAGTTTATTCAATGATGTAGCAGGTAATAACTTTAACCAATCCTTTACACAAGGAATACAGGGAATGTTCCAACAAGAACCTGAACAAACTGTTCAAGCAGCTAATATAGCTAAGGATGGTGGTGGTATTCATATCAAGAAGAAAAACAGAGGCAAGTTTACTGAGTACTGTGGAGGTAAAGTAACAGAAGCATGTATTAGAAGAGGAAAGAACAGCTCTAATCCTACTACAGGAAAAAGAGCTACTTTTGCACAGAATGCAAGAAATTGGAATGCTTTTGGAGGATGGTTGAATACACAAGGTGGAGACTTTACCAATGGAGTTACATTCATTGATGAAGGAGGTTCTCATGAAGAAAATCCTTATCAAGGAATACAGATAGGAGTTGACCCAGAAGGTGCTCCTAACTTAGTTGAGCAAGGTGAAGTGGTTTATGATGATTATGTATTCTCAGACAGAATGGAGATACCTGATGATATAAGAAAGGAATATAAGTTAAGAGGCAAGACCTTTGCTAAGGCTGCTAAATCTGCACAAAGAGAAAGTGAAGAAAGACCTAATGACCCTCTAAGTACAAAAGGTTTACAAGCTGCTATGGAAAGAATAGCTGAGGCTCAAGAAGAAGTAAGAAATAGGGAGAGGATAAAAAATATTAAATCCAACAGATTTGATAAGGGAGGTCCTATAAATCCTGCTCCAATATTTACTAATCCTTATTTGGAAAATTCTGAATTGCCTGATGAGATTGGGGGATTTACTGCTTATGGGACAACTTTTGGCAATGCTCCTATGACTAAGGAAGAACTGAATAATTTTGAAAAGAATAGAAGAGACTATATGAAATCTTTAGATAATGAAGAAAGAGGTAGAAAGAGGCAGACATGGACAAGGTATGCACCAATTATAGGCTCTGGCTTAGCAAGTCTATCAGACTTATTCAGTAAACCAGACTATGGTAGTGCTGATATGATAGGTGGAGTAGACTTAGGTGCTGAGACAGCAGGGTATGCTCCTATTGGAAACTATCTATCTTATAGACCTTTAGACAGAGACTTCTATATCAATAAGATGAATCAACAGGCTGCTGCCACAAGAAGAGGTTTAATGAATACCTCAGGTGGTAACAGGCTTAATGCTCAGGCTGGAATACTTGCTGCTGATTATAACTATGGTCAAAACATGGGTAATTTAGCAAGACAAGCAGAGGAGTATAACCAACAGTTGAGAGAAAGAGTTGAGGCATTCAACAGAGGTACTGATATGTTTAATACTGAGACTGGACTTAAGGCTTCAATGTTTAATGCAGAGTCAAGAAATGCAGCTAAGAGAGCAAGATTAGGACAGGCTACAACTGCTGCTCAAATGAGACAGGCTATTAAAGACCAAGATGCTGCAAGAAGAAGTGCTAATATAACTAATTTCTTACAAGGATTAGGTGATATGGGATGGGAAAATGAGCAAGCTAACTGGCTTGATACATTAGCTAAATCAGGTGTTCTTAAGATGAATACCAAGGGGGAATACACTGGAGGAACTAAGAAAGCTAAAGGTGGTAAAGTAAGAACTAAAAAGAAGAAAGGATTGACTTATGGCTAATTTCAGTTTTGTAAGTGGTGCTAAGTTCAGACCATTCTCTTATCAGGAAATGCTTCAACCACTTCAAGCATATACTCAAGAATACAATACTATTCAAGAGGGTATGGGTGAATTAGGGACTAAAGCAGATGTCTTTGAGAGAATGGCTAATGAACAGACAGACCCACAGGCTTATGCAATGTACAAACAATATTCTAATGACTTGGCTGCACAAGCTGAGTCATTGGCTAAACAAGGTCTTACTCCTGCAAGTAGGCAAGGATTGATTGATATGAAAAGAAGATACTCTTCTGAGATTGTTCCTATAGAACAGGCTTATAAGAGAAGACAGGAGTTGATAGATGAACAAAGGAAATTACAGGCTCGGGACAGTACACTATTATTTGATAGACCTGCTTCTACACTTTCCTTAGATGAACTTATAGCTAATCCAGCTCTATCACCACAATCCTATTCTGGAGCACTTTTATCAAAACAAGTAGGTACTGCTGCACAGAATTTAGCTAAGGAAGTGAGGGAGAACCCAAGAAAGTGGAGAACAATCTTAGGTAATCAATACTATGAAACTATAATGCAGAAGGGATTCAGACCTGAGGAAATTATGCAGGCTGTACAAAATAATCCTGAGGCTTCTCCTATATTACAAGGTATAGTTGAAGATGCAGTAGGAAGTTCTGGTATCAAGAATTGGAATGATGAAAATATCCTTAATAGAGCTTATGATTATGCAAGACAAGGTTTATGGAATGCAGTAGGTGAGACTCAATATCAAACTCTTTCTAACAAGGCTTATGACTATGCAATGCAAGAAAGGATTAAGAAAGGTAAGACAGAAGGAACTCCTTCATCAACATGGAGGTCAGTACCTAAGACTAAAGTTGATGGAGACAAGAAGACTACTGAGCTTAATAAGGACCTTGAGTTCATAAAACAATTAAGAGCTAACCCCTCGATGATTAATGAAGAGGCTGAGAGAATTAATCCGGGTTATCCAACTCAGTATGGTGTGAATGTTGGTGGTGGAATATATAAGGTTAAACCTCATGCAGAAAGACTTCAACAGATAATCAAGAAGTATGATATGAAGGATGGTAATATGGACCAACTTGAACAGAAGTTACAAGCTGATATTAGAAGCAGTGCTGTAAGAGACTTTATATATAAACCTAATATAACTCAGAGTGACTTAATTTCTCAAGTTATAAAGGAGAATGCAAGAACCTTAGGTGCAGCTACAGAATCAACTGGTCTTTATGAACTTGATGATAATAGGAAGGGAGACCCTATTAAGCTAAAGAATATCTCAGATTACTTCACTGGTGACAATGATATAAGTTATGACCCAGAGGTAGGACTTATAATCAATGCTACTAAGGATGGTAAGACTAAATCAGCAGTTATTGACCCTGAGCTAATAGATGATGCAGATAGAAGTGTGGCAGGATATATGAATAATATTAATGTACTTCTTGAGAATGGCTATGATGTAGAAGCTCAAAGATACATCAATACAATGATGAATTATATCTATGGTAAGTTCAATACACTTGCTAAGAGACAAAGTAATACAGATTCTAAATTAGAGTAGAAGAATATGGCAAATAATCAACAAATCCAAGACCCATCTACACAAGGAGTAGGTGGGTTAAGGGGACTTAAAAGTATAGATGCACTAAAGCAAGAAGGACTTCTTAGAGATGTTCCTCATATTGATAATATAGAGGATTATAGGCAAGTCTCTAATAGTGCCTTACAAAGAGCTGTGCCTCAAGAGGTAGGCTTTGTTGGAGTAGGTGATAGTATGTATGATGAAGGTATTACATCTATGACCCAATTGGACAACTTGGCCAATACAAGAGGTGAATTGCAACCTTGGTATGCTCAAATAGGAGCTGGTTTAGCTAAGGGTGCTGTTCTTGCAGGTACTACATTTGCTGATGGTATTCTTGGTACTATAGTAGGTTTAGGTAATGCAGCAGCTACAGGAACATTCTCAGGCTTTTGGGATAATCCCTTCTCAAATGCAATGCAGCAAGTGAATGAATGGTCAGAATCAGCTCTACCTGATTACTATACTGATGCAGAGCAGAATGACCCTTGGTATGAGAATATATTCTCAGCTAACTTTATTGGGGATAAATTCCTTAAGAATTTAGGTTTTGCTGTTGGTGCTGCCTACTCTGGTAAGATTAGTGCTGGTGCAACCTCAAGATTACTTGGTCTTAATAAAGCAAGGCAAGCATTCAAAGGTGCAGTTACAGCCTCAGGTGAAGCTCTTAATCCTAATGCAGCTTTACAGGCTTACAGAGAAGGAGATTTATTCCTTGATGGTGTAAGGCTTACTGATGAATTGGCAAGGGATGCTAAGAAACTTAAGATGGCTGAGCCTGCTCTTAAACTTACTGGTGCTTTCTCAGGTGCATTAGGTGAAGCAAGGATTGAGGCTATACAGAATAGTAAAGACTGGTTTGAGCTTCATAAGCAACAACTTGATGATGCACAAGCTAAAGTAGCAGCACAAGAGCAAGAAGCTATGCTTAGAGAGTTTCCTCAATTTGCACAATATCAGATTTCCCCTGATGGAAATACTTTTGAGCAAGTTCTCACTCCAGAAGGACAAGCTATGTTACAGGCAAGAGTAGATGCTAAGTTTGATTACAAAGGTGGGCTACAGAAACTATCAGAAGATAGAGCTAAGATGGGTAATATAGACTTTGCTCTAAATATTCCATTGCTTACTGTATCAGATGCTTGGCAGTTTGGTAAGTTTTATGCAGGAGGATATAATACAGCTAAGAAAGGTAGTCAGATACTAAAGACAGTTGCAGAGGATGGTACTGTAAGTTATAGTGCAGCTAAACCTTCTGTACTTAGAAATGCTTTGAAGATTGCAAGTAAGGGTGTTGCAGAAGGTCCTTATGAAGAAATGGGACAGGCTGTTGCAGGTAAAGTTGCAGGATATAAATATGCTTCTGAACTTAATGACTTCTATGGAGCCAAGATAGACCCAGATGCAGAAAGTGAAACTATTGACTGGCTACAAGCTACTGCAAAAGCTATTCAACAAACTTATGGCACTGTTGAAGGATGGGAAGAAGGCTTCATTGGTGGTTTAACTGGTTTAGTTGGTATTCCGGGCTTTAGAAGTGCAAAGAATAGTGAAGGTGGTTTCCAATCTCCAGTGTATCTGCAAGGAGGTATTAAGGAAGATATTCAAGAGATAAGAGAGAGAAGTGAACAAGATGATGCTATTGTAACTCAACTGAATAATAGAGTACAATCACCTGAGTTCCTTAACTACTATCAATCAGCTATCAGGCATAATGCTTATCAAAAACAAATGGATGAAGCTGCTGATAACAATGATAACTTTGAGTTTAAGAATGCTGAACACAACCAGCTTATTAGTGATGTTATCATGTTTGATAAGGCAGGAAGAATCAATGACTTATATGATATAATTGAAGAAGCTGGTAATGTAAGAGAAGAAGATGTTGAACAAATAAGACAACTTACTACTAATCAGGAAACTGGTACATCAGTATATGATAATATGACTGATGAAGAAGTAATTGAGCAGATTCAAAAGCAAACTCAAGAAACTAAAGAAGCTGTAGACAACTATAGAAAGATTAGTCAGGACTTACAAGTTAAGATTGGGGATTACTTTGATGAAGATGGTCTTGAAGAGATGACTTATTACTTTTCAAATATTGATAACCTTGAGAATAGATTTAAGAATGTATTTGAAGAGGTACAGGAATCTTTAAGAACTATAGCTGCTGATGTTGAAAGGGATATATATTTAGATGTTCCAGAATCAACAAAGGAAGCAGAGGCAATAAGGATGCTTGTCAATTTAAACCCATCTCAATTAACAGCAATTCTTAATGATGAAGAAAATTCTCAATTTGTTGATGCTTTGGATAGAGCTTCAAAAAGTATTTCTGAAAGATTTCCCATATTGAGTTCTAAAGGTATAACTCAAGAACTTGATGATTTACAAAGAATGATTGAGAGAAGGAATGACTTCATTGACAAGTATGATACTTATCTTAGAAACCCTAAAGCTCTTGCACAAAAACAAGAGAGACAAAGAGAGAATATTATAAGAGAAAATGAAAGACAGGAAATAGCTAAGACTAAGGATGCAGCATTAGCTGCCACTAACCTTGATGAGTTTAGAGAAGCATTGAATAATGAGCCTGATTCATCTAAAAGACAACAGATTCTTGATGAACTTGAGAATGAAGGTAACAAGATGGCTAAGGACTATAAGGAAGTTCAAATGTATAATAGTGAAGTAAGCAGGGCAATAGATAGACAACCTATCTCTCCTGAGGCTAAAGCTAATGCACAAGAGCTACTTAGAACTCAACATGAAAATGCAAACAATCTTGAGGAAATGGCTAATCCTAACTCAGTATTCATTAATAATCCAGAGAGTCTGTATGATGAAAATCTACCAGATGATCTGAATATGATGAATTTTGCTGAGGCTCAATATGGACTTCTATCTGCAATGAGTGAGGTTAATAATGACCAAAGATTCAAAGCAAGGTTTCCTTCTGAATATCTAAAGCCAGTTGAAAAGACAGAAGGTACAAGAGGTACTGTATCAAAAGACACAACTGGGGATAGTGGTACACCTACAGTTCCTACTGTTAATGGGCAGGATTTACCAGTTGATACTTATGAACCTCCTGTAGGTAACATTACTCCTCAAATGGTAGCTGAGGAAAATAAGAAAGCCAATGAAAATGCTCCTACTCCTCAATCATTGGATAAGGATGCAAAGGGTAAAAGGCAGTATTATAGACCTACTATCCCTGAATTGCATATCAATGCAAGTAAGGATGGAGATTTCAGACCTTTCAATATAGTAGTTGCAGAGAAAGAGAACTTGAACTTTGATGAACTTTATAACTATCTTAGAGATAATAGAGCTTTCAGTTATGTAAATGAAGGTAATCTAAAGGCAGGTGATGAACTTGGCTTCATGATTGACCCTGAATTTAATGACCATACAATCTTTATTATAGATAAGAGAAATAACCAAATAGTTGGTTCATTAGATGAAAGTCAGTATGTAGTAGATAGATATGAAGGTTTATCAGGTCTTATTGAAAGAGTAAAAGAAGAGTTTAATCAGACTGGAAAGGATAAGAAGTTTATAGCTACTCCTACTACAAGAGTATCTCAGATAATGGTTGGTAGAATACCTTATGGTACAGAAGAAAGAAACATGGGAGAAATACCTAATGTAAGTGCAAGTTCTATCTTTGGTATTGTAAAGAATGGTGTTCTATCTACTAATGGTAGAATCAGTGATGATTTAATTATCAAGCCAATGGATATGAGCCAAAAGGAAGGTAGGATGTATATCCTTATTCCTAATGCTGCTGGTAAATATAGTCCTGCTGCTGTAAGGGTTAAGCACTTTAATGAGAGTGAATATAACCCGGAAGATGTTACTGTTAACTCAACTCCTTTATACAAGAATATAAAGAAGAGCATTGATGCTTTAGCTAATGCTTTTACAGAGGAAGATGTTAATAATGCAGTAAAAGATTTGGCAAGAAGTCTATATATTGGTGATGTTCATATTGATTATGTACAAGGTAAGAATGGTAATGGTATTAGGTTTACTAAGGTTCAGAGAGATGCCAATAAGAATGAAATCTATGATGAAATAGAAGGAAGGAGAGTCAGAAGAGAAGATGCAAGAACTGTATTCTTAACTGAAAGATGGGACCCTAATGTTCTTTATGAATTAGGTGGAGAGGGTGTTAAAACTCAACCTGATACAAGAGATTCACAGGAAGTAGCTGGTGAAATACAAAACATTTTAATGGCATTCAATCTTCCATTACAGGTGAATTTAGGTATGCTTAATAAGGGGGGCTACAATAACATGTTACTCTCTTCTGGAGTAATGACATCCAATATAATAGATGCCAGTGTAAAAAGTAACTGGTTTACAACAGATTATTTTGATATACAAGGCAACTTACAGCAAGCTCTAAATCCTGCATCAGTTAAGGCTGAGGAAGGTAGAAAGATACAAACTCCTGTAGGAGGTACAGAGGGAGCTATTGCAGGAACTACAGTTTCATTTGATAATGCTACATACCATGTAGATTTGACTTCAAATACTGTAAGGGATAATAATGGCAGAACTCTTAACTCTTTCCCGGAGTCTATTCTTGATATGGCTTATATACAAGAAAACTATGGGGATGCTCAGAATGGTTCTATGATGATGGGGGGTATCACCCTTCTTCCTAATGGTAAGGTTCTGAACAGAAATACAGGTCAGTATGTAACTGGTGCTGCATCAGATAAATTCAAACAGAAATTAGCTGATAGAAAGAAGACTGTAGCTGACTCTAAGAAAGTTATAGACCAGATTGCAGAGAACCAGTCTAAGGTTGATAAGACAAGAACTGATGGTGAGTTCTATTATATCCTTGAGGATGATGGTGAATACCATGAATATAAGAGGGTACATTCAGTATTAGGAAGTAATTGGACCCAGTCTCCTGCACAGACTAAAGCTCTACAGGATTTAAGAGTTAATCTCTCAAGGAATGCAGATAATATAACACAGTTCAATAACTATCTTAAGAACTTAAGTAACCATTATGGTGTAGACCTTACAGCCTTTGAGGGTAAGATAGATGCAAGAAGTAGAGATACTATTGTGAATATAGTAAGAGATAGGATGTCTGGAACTAATTCACAAAGAGCATTGGATGCAGGTACTTCTGTAGATAGTGTAATCAGAAACTTCTTCATATCAAATGAGATGCCAGTTAAACCAAGTAATATGTCTGAACAGGCATTTAATGATTTGGTTACTTCTCTTACTGAAATTAAGAGCAATATTGAGGCAAGGGGTGAGACATTCCTTACTGATAATATAGTACTCTTCAATAAGTATGAGAATGGAAACAGAGTAGCTGGTGAGGTTGATATTCTCTCTGTGGATGCTAATGGAAACTTCAAGATATATGATGTTAAGACAAGTAGATATAGCTTCTATGACTTTGTTGATAGGAATGGTAGAAAGGTTAATTATTTCAAGAATAAATCTAATACCCAAACAATGAGTCAGGAGCAGTATTATACTAAACAATTGAGTGCTTACAAGAACTTATTTGAGTCTCAATATCATACTCCTATCACTACTTTAGCTATATTACCTTTTGTACTTGAGTACAACAAGGATAATGTTAGTAGAGTAACTAAGGAGAAGGGTATTCTTCTTAACTATGATTCATCTGTGAATGTTCCTTTAGTTGGTAGTGTAGCTACTCCAGAAGTGAGTAATACTAATAGTAGCTTACCTATATTCAACAGTACATTTGAAACAAGAGAACCTATAAACAATGTTCTGCCAGACTATAGTATGTCAGACAGTAAAGCAGGTTACTTCTTGAGAGATGGAAAGTTGCATACAGGTTATCTAAGTCCTATTGGAAAGGTGAATGGAGTTGAGGTATATATGACTAAGGTTCCTAATATTACTAAAGGGTTTGGAAATCAACCTGCACATGTTGCATCTAATGATTTCTATGCAGTATTTCCTAATGGCAATACTATTGCTTTAGTAAAGAATGCTGTACTGTCATATAGTGAGGCTGAGGCTAGGAACAATATAAAGAAGATACTGGAAGGTAATCCTCAAAGAGTTGTAGATATGTCTCAGGAAAGTACTATACTTTACACTCCTTCTTCTGAACCAGTTAAGATTGAGAAGCCTATTATTCCTGCTACTGTTAATCAGGGAGAATCTAATGGTGCAGCTTCAACTGTAGCTAAAGAACAGGCTATTAATCAGACTGATGAAGAGTTTGATGTAGAATTTGAATTAAGACAGGTTGATGATTTATCAAGACCTATATGGGATAAAGATAAGGAGTTAGCTTGGTTAAATAAGGTTCTACCTCAATTAAGTGAGAGTGAGAGGGTTGTAGTTACTAATGGTCTTATCAGAGTAGCTAAGACTGGTGCATTAGCATGGGGTCAGTTTAGTGATGGTATCATCACTTTAAGTGATATAGCTGCTGAGGGAACTACATATCATGAAGCATTTCATGCAGTATTCCACTTACTCACAGAGCCTGAACTGAGAGAAGAATTACTTAAAGAAGCCAAGAGAACTTATGGTGAATTGAGTAACTCAGAACTTGAAGAAAGGATGGCAGAAGGTTTCAGAGAGTATGTAATAACCAAGGATACTCAATCTTTAGGTACTAAGATAATCAATTTCTTCAAGGAATTGTTTGCTAAAGTAACTAATTGGAACCAGTTAAGACCTTCTCTGACTGAATATTACAGGAATATCAATGAAGGTAATTATTCTAATTCAACTTATAAGGTTCCAGCACTCAATAATAGTAGAACTGAATCTTTAGAGTTTATAGGATTAGAAGCTGAGACAAGAGAAGCACTTGAAAAGAAAGGATGGACAGAAGAAATGTGGAATCAAATTTCCCAAGAGGAAAGAGAGCAAGCTATCAGATGTTCATAACCAAGCATTAGGCTGAAATTTTTTATTAGGGTGTAAATAAAAAAGGGAGAGTATAATTACTCTCCCTTACTTGTTTTAGGACTATTGCTTAAAGAATGGTATCTGGTCTTCAATATAGACTCCTCTCATAATTGTATTATACATAGGAGCAAGTGGAGACTTAAGTAAGCTCTGTTGAGCTTTAGACTTATCTTTATAAGGTCCAGACTTAAGTATTGCATCTTCTCCATTGAATGTTTCATAGTTCATTGGATTCATCAGATTGATTAGATTAAAAGTTTTTTCCAGTGTATTTACACCAGCAGCAGGAGACTTTAATATTCTCCATCCTTCACCAACCATCTCTGGAGTAGGAGTAAGAGCACCCAATTCAGTGTATAGTCTTCTCAATTGATACTCTATCATCTTAACTAACCAAGGTCTATCCCTATCATCACTCCACTCTATCAATCCAATAGCTGCTGCTACTGCAAGGAAGTGAGCTACCTCAGTCAATGCTCTCTTGACATTTGCCTGCTCAGTAGGAGTCATTTCATTCCACTTACCTGCAATATCAAATTGAGCTTTTCTCAGGTCTTGGAACAAGGCATTCATGAATCTTCCAGTAGTAAGATAATAACCTTCTGTCCATGCTTCAAGGTCATAGTTATATGTAGCTGACTTGAATCTTCTGTTTAATGATGGTTTAATCCATTTCCTAAACATCATACCCAACCTACCAATAGCTAACCTTTGTACTGCACTTCTATCAGCTTTATTGTAAATACCGTGCATTCTTTGATTAATAGCTGCACTTTTTCTACTGAACTTAATTATGTCTTCCTGTGTGAAAGCTGAACCATCAGCCTTAAGATAGCCTTGTTTTAGCTGCAATTTAGCACCTAACTTCTTATTACTACTATCCAATGGTACAACCTCAAAAGAGTCCCACAGGCTTACTATCTTACCATTAGGAGCTTTCATTTTGTAAGCATCAGCAAGTGCTAAGGAAGTTCTATTCTGCATCCAGTGTTCACCAGCATTATTCATAAAGAATAGAGCTGATGTACCAAACATTCTACTGAACCAATTCTTCCTATCAAAGTTGACTTCTCTTGTATCCTGTTCATATTCCTGCATTACATTGAATAGTTCATCCCATAAAGCTAACTTATTGGTCTTTACCCTATCACCTAACTGAGCCAAGAATGATGGAAGTTCCTTACCATAGTTTCTATCAGCCTTTAGTGTGTTCTTTTCATTGAAGAACTCTCCAGACATAGATTCAATTCTCATCATCACCTTACCAGTAGCCACATTGGAAACACCGGATAACACATTCAAAGCAAGGTTATTCATTGAGGTCATTCTATTAATAAAGTTAGCAACCTTACCCTTATCAATATTAGTCTTACCAAATGTACCTTCATCTGCCATATATCTACCATATACCTGCATTTCAAAGAAGTCATTCAGTCTTTCCATAAACCTTGACTTATCTCCTGTCTTGGTTAATTTACTCTCAACCTTTCTACCTACTGCCTTAAACTTCTCAACCATTGGTTTACCACCAGAAGTTTGAGTAATCTGTCTTTCCCTCAACATATCTCTACCTACCTCAAGAACATCAATGACTTTATTCATTTCATCAAAGTCATTTGCCATAGCTGCATAAGCTGTCAGAGTACCTACTATATCAGTAGATAAGTCATTGGCACTTTCTCCCTTCTTGAGCTTTGTAAAGTAGATAGGTAACATTTGTACCTCTCTATCCTCAAAGTCTTTTACAGTTGCCTTGTCTCCAAAGTCTGTATCATCAGTTCTCCTAATGAAATCATCCTTGATACTTTCCCAAACCTGTTGAGCACCAGACTTCACACTCTCAGAGCTTTTAACCCTCTCAACCAAGTCTTTTCTAATCTTTACAGCACTATTCAGTTTAGTATATTTATCAGGAAGAAGAGCATCAAGTTTAGCCTTAATATCCATTACAGTAGTATAATAATCCCTCTGGGCTTTATTAAGTCTTCTGAACTCCATACTTTCATAAATGGATTTCTTAGGTTGTCTAACTCCATCTACAGTCTCCATATTGGCATTGAACCAGTTCTGTCTCTCTTCATTGTATTTATCAGCATTCTCTCCTACAGGGTTTCTGCCATACTTTTCATTAAGACTTTGGAACATAGTCCTCATTCTCTCTCTGAATAGAGCATGATTAATCTCACTTATGTAGTTACCACTCAGATTACCTTTACTATCTCTCTCAAACATCCACTCAGTGTCTTTCACACCAGCCTGTTCAAGTTTAATGGTGGCAGCTTGCAGTTCTTTCTGAATATCAATGGTTTTCAATCTGGCTTGTTCCTTGCTCTTTTTAACAGCTTGGTCCATAATTTTCAACATATAATCAGAAGAATCAGCCATACTATCCAGCCATCTATCAAATAATGATATATCTTCATCAGCTACTTTAATCAACTCCTCGGCATTAAGAGTCTTTCCCTTATACTTTCCAAAAGGAACCACAAGGTTATCTCCTACAAAGGGCTTGATAAAATCAACAAACAAAGGCATGGAGATTGTATTATAATCCACTGCAAGGTCATTAAGCATTGTAGTAACATTATCTAATGCAACTCTTACCCTTTGACCATATCTATTGTCTGTGGACTTCTCTTCCTCTCTGAGAGCCTCTCTTACAGAATCAGCTATCCTTTTATAACTGTACATATAGTTTCTGATGTCTCTGAGTACTCCAGCCCTTTCATTAAGATTGGTTGCAGGAGTATTTCTTAATACCTCAAGCCTGCTACTTACTTTCCTTAGTTCTTCAAGTGCATTATCAAGGAACATATAGATACCTTCAATCTCACTATTATCAGCTAATTCAAGCTCTAACCTGTCTATTAATAACCTTTGATTGGCACTAAATTGACTGTTAGGGTTTCTCTTTTCATAAATCTTGAGCCTCTTTAACTCATTGTCTATAATTTTCTGTAACAGAACCTTATCTCTATCTACTCTTTCAGTAGTAGAATAGAAAGCCTCAGAAGTGGCTATATTTTCAACACTGATAGCTTCATCCATCTGTCCAGTGAGAATATCACCAGCCAGCTTACTAAAGCTACTCTCTGCTTCAAGCATTGCTTTTTGGAACTGTGAAGCCCCTAATCCTCTAAAGAAATTTTTTACAGCATTGATAAACCTCTCCAGAAGGGATTTATAAGATGAAGAAGGAACAGGTTCAGACTGTAATAAGTGCTTGGCAAGTAACTTACCAGCAGCTTCTCTGGCTAACTTTGATTCATCACCCTTATATAAGGTATCATAAGTAGCATAGTCATCACCTAATATTTCACCTACTAAGCTGTTATTAGCCAAGTGATTAACCAATCTATTAACAAGAGGGTTATCACCCATTGCCTCAATGGCAAAGTGAGCAAACTCTTCTGGTAATGCTCTCTCACCTTTAATACCATCAGCAAGTCTAATTAATTCAATTATACCTGTTGCAGCATCTTTGGCTTGACTAAAGTCAGTTACACCAGCTACTCCTCTTCTCTGTTCCAAGTCTGTAAGAGCACCTATTCCAATACCATTAGCAGATAATATCTCCCTTAATCTATTGTTTAAGTTTTCATTATACTGCATATTATTAGCTTCAATGCTATTCATCTTGTTTCTTACTCTGACAAAAGGACTGATGTAAACTCTATTACTTTCATCATCCCATACCTTTTCAACACTGGCTACATAGTCTTCTCTAAACTCTGATTGAGTATTGAATTGAATAGCCTTTTGGACTAACATTCTATAGTTCACATCATTGTTCAGATAAAGTTTAGTTCTACCTGTCTTATGGTAATGACCAATCTCTTCATTAAGATTCCTTAGAATCTTCTGTTCATCAATGATACTTCTTAGATTAGTTTTCTTCAAGAGACTACTAAGAGTAGGTTCACCATTTTCATCCATTTGCAATCTTGGATTCCAATTAGTAACAAAGTCACTACTCTTTGTAATGAGGTATATTCTTGTTGCCTCCTGTCTATTAAGGGCATAAGCCAGCAGGTCTTTAAATAACCTGCTGCTTACTACCTCATTTTTACTGTTCCTCACTTGAGGAATTATTGCACATTTCTTAGCCATATCTATAATTCATATAATGTATTTGCACCACAGATCTTATCATTGTTTGCATCCTCATACTCAATATTAGGACTGATAGAATTAATATCACCTGCTTTACCTTCATTCACTTCAAGTGGAGCACCATACACCTGACTGAAAGCCTCACTTGCAATATCCTGGGTCAGACTTGAGAAATCATAGTCAAGATATTCTGGCATGTTGTCATAATCAATATTAGAATCTTCATTAAAGGCTGTAATATCCTCCCTTGAATTAGGAGTGTAGTCTCTATCATTCTTATCAATTACTGACTTCATTTCAGTAACATCTTTACCATATTCATACTCAATGAAACTGTTCTTGAATCCAAGTGGGTCTATTCTTTCATACACAGCTACATTAGGTTGTACATTATCAGCTTGTGTAAGTCTGTAATATATTGTACCCCCCTTATATCTTCTTGCTATGTAATCAAAGAATTCATAGGTTGTTTCCTCCCCTATTCCCTCTCTCTTCCTTATTATCTTCTTATCACCACTGTTTGATTCAGTATCAATAGTTATTTTAACCATTGGTAAAGCATCACCTTCTTCATTAGTGAAAGAAGTGGAAGCCTCTGTAGGAACCTCAGGAACCAACTGTCTGTTATCCAAGTGATTGTAGATATACTGGTCAATGAATTGACTGTAATCATCCTCACTTTCTAACAATCCTCTCAGTGTATCAATATACTCTGGAACAGATTGTCTGATAGCAGTTGGTGCCAAATGAATGAAAGTAGAAGGTCCAAATGCAAACCCATTTCTGTAATAACTGTATCTGAATAGATTAAGAGCTAAAGCCTGAGCTTCTGGACCCATATATAATAATGATTGCCAGTCTCTCATATATCTTTCTCTAAGAGCAGGACTTAACTGACCAACATTCTTAAATACTACTGTATCTACAGGATTGTTTTGGTTAGCCCTTATTACTCTCAGTCTCTTAACAAATTCAAGTTCAGCTATTTCAGGATGCTCACTCAATGTTCTGTTGAAATAATCAGGGAAGTTATTAATAAAATCCCTTCTCTTGTCAGCAGAGGTTGTAACCTTATCATCTGCTCTGAGGTTAGCTTCTTGCCCAAAGAATGATGTCCTGGACATAATATAAGCTAACAAATCATTGTAGATATTATTGAGTGTCTTTGCATTCAACTTACCTGTCTTAGTGTACTGTCTTAAGCCTCTTAATCCTTCTTTACCATCAATCACTTCCTTAAAGGAGTCAGTGAATTGAGGGAAGTATCTACTGAACATTTCTTGTGTCTGGTTAATGCCAAGACTAAAGAATGCCTGTAAATAAGGAAGTGGAGACTCAAGTAGTCTCTCTCTTATCTGGTCAATAGACATACCATCCAAATTAAATGGCATGATAACATCTGCACCAGTTAAAGGAGAATTTTCATTTAACACTACATTAGTCAGGAAGTCATCAACCTTCTGTATCTTAATCTGTGTATCTGCAATAGTAGGACCTGCTGCACCACCTTGAGTATCTGCTCTTGTAGCTTGAACCAACTGTCCTAAAGCATCTGCTGTATTCATTATTCTCTTAAATAAGAATCCAGCAGCCACTTGTTTCTTATAGAACTCAACCTTTCTGTAGTCAGCAGTCTGATTTCTATCACTTAATTCTTCTACTTCCTTCTGGAGAATGATGGCATCAGCCAAATCATCTGCCATGAATTTATTGGACTTGTAGTTATCATAAGTGACTTCTTCCATCATTGCAGCTCTCTTCTTGTAGTTTTCAATGACTTCATCAATGATTGTGTCCTTTCCTTTACCCTCTCTACTTTCTCTGAAATAGGTATTGGTAATATCCATTACAATTGGTTGTGACATAATCAAACCAATCTCAATAGGATTATAACCAAGCCTACTTAAAAGCATTGAGGCATCAGCAGTAAAGGTATTCTGATTCAATGAAGCAAGTACAGGGTCTTTCACATTATCCACAGATGCAGCAAGGAAACCTGCATTATTCCTTGAGATATACTCCTTATTGTCATTCATCAGACCATGAAGAGAAGTAAGTCTCTTACCATTAAGTAAGAAGCTACCATTCTCAGTATCAAGACCTAATTCAGTATGTTGCATCAAAGCATGGTTTGCATTATGGTTGGCATAAATACCAATCAATGCTGCACCAGTCATATTCTGCTGATGAAGTTGAACCTGAGTTCTTGGGTTAAGAGGGTCAAGTTTCTTCTTGAACTTCTTTGCCAACTTATCAAGTTCTTCCAGATCCATACTGCTTAACTTACCAAGAGTACTTTGATTCTCAGGGATATTCAGTTCCTTTCTCAGTTCAGACTCTCTACTTGATTGAAGGATATTAATCATTCTTGCAGACTTCTTCTGATAATCAAAACCACCGGGGTTAAGCATCTTTGAAGCAGTGTCAGCATTAGTAAGAACACCCCACATCATATCAATCAATAGATTGTTTCTGGCTTCAAGACTATTCTCTTGTGGAGACTTGCTGAAATCATATTCAATCTTCTCAATCTTATCTTCCTGAGCTACTCTATACTTCTCTCTATTAGCTTTATATGTCTTCCAGAGGTTGTATTCCTGACTATCCTTAGGAGCTTTCCTACCTTCATCTATGGCTCTGTTTACACTCTGCCTATATTCCTTCAACACTTCTGGAGATACAGCTTTTCCTTGTGTCAATTGAGAAACCAAATCATCAACAAACTGTCTTCTGTTATATTTAGGAGTTATCTTAAACTCAGGCAACATGATATACAATTTATCCACATCAAAGTCAGAACCACTAAGAGTAGTGATTTCTGCTGGTAACATGATTGCAGAACCATTTTGCTGAGGCAAGAAGCCTTTAATATAAAGAGGAGCCATTGAGTATTTGTCCTCAGTTGGAACTCTATAACCAATCAACTTTCTCAAGCTGTCTGGCAACTTATTTACATCCAGTTCATGAGTACCTGCTTTCATAAGAGGTTCATAAAACTTCCTACTATAAGCTGGCATATAAACTTCGAGATATTTAATTCTCTTGTTTTCTCCTTCACCTTCAAAAACAATCTTTAATTCATCAGTAAGACCATAATCAGAGACTTGAATAAGTGCTCCTCCTCTAATCTTCTGCTTTGTAATCCTACTCTTGATAATACTATTGAGTAAAGTCTGGACTCTCTGAGATTGCACAGGGTCAAATAATGGAATGTTGAATTGTCCCTTTTCATTAAGGGTACAAGCTCTAATCATATCAATTCCATATCTTTGATTACCTCTCAATTCTTCAAGAAGAATCTTCTCAACTTGTTTGGCATCCTTGAAGATTTCATTTACATCAGCAAAAGCCTGAATAATATTCTCAGTGTTAATGGCATTATATAAGTCTAACCATTCCTGTTCAGTCATTTTCTTGCCATTTACATCAATTATGGTATCAGGACTAATATCTGCTGTAATCAACTTTCTAATCTGAGTACCAACTAATTGAACTGCATCAATAGCATGTTCTGGAGTTGCAGTCTGAATACCATAGTCTTCATAGCTTACTTTATGAACCACATTAGGATTCTCAACTCCATCCTGGGTAGTGGCATTCTTAAGAACAGCCTTGACATCTTCCTTAGTATTGACATTATTCAAATTAATCACACCTTGTTTTCCAACCTTGGTAGTTGATTCAAATTGAACTACATCAATACCATTCTCTTCCATGAATTCATTGATAGCTACAAGTTTACCTGATTTACCAAGTGGACCTGCAACTAAATGGTGCATAGCCATAAGAAGGAACTCTGAGTTCTTATGCTGAACTGGTGTCTTAATGCCTGTATGACCTTGTACTCCACTCATATTATTCACCTGAGTGTACACATAAGGTTTCTTAGTCTGCCAGATAATATTGAAATCAGCCATATCCCACTTACCACTTTGGAAGTTATCAAAGGCTCTCTGCATATCATCTGTCCACTGACCAGACATATCAAGTATAGCTCTGTAAGAACTTAATGACCTATAAGCCTGAGCATCTGCCACATTTACCTCTCTGAACTTATTTAGGATTAAATCCCTGTCTCTCTTTGACATCTCACCTTTCTTGACTCTTTCATCAAGTACAGTTGCAATATCATCAAGTGCAGAAGATACAATCTCATCATCCTTTAGATAAATAGTTCTCTCTTCCTTTCTACCATACTTGGAGTTGGTATTAAGTCTGAGGGCAGGAGCATGAACTTCCTTATATCTCTTTTGGAAGTCCTCTATATTCTTATAGAAAGCAAGGTCAGTTGTAGTAAGTTCAATGATTTGTGATGTAGCAAATTTACTATTCCAGAAATACTCTCTCAACTTAGCTTTGGCATTATTTCCAATAACCAAATTTCTGTTGATACTGTCCATTTCCTTAGCAGTAATCTCACCTCTTACCATCTTTTCCCTTAACAAGTCCTTAATACTTTCAAAGAGAGTAGTTGCTCTTCTATCATCTACTGGATTATTATTGTTGTAATCTCTTAAAAGAATATCCATTTCTGCAGTCCACATTCCTTCAAGAGCCTTCTTAGCATTGTTTAAAGAAGTTGCTATATTCCTATTATAGGAACTTTGACCAGTATTTACACCAATTACTCCGAGATACTTATACTTACCATTAGGTAATTCTTCAAGTAATCCAGCCTTAGCCCATTCCCTATAAGTCTCTTCAAATTCATTGTCAAGAGCTTCTCTTACTGACTCTCTGATGAACTCTCTTAACTCAGCACCAGTTCCTTCATTTTGAATTCTCTGGAACCTGTCAAGGAAAGTCCCACCATTGTCATATCCTACATCATTAAGAGCTGTAAGGAACTTAAATTCAGCACCACCAATACTTTTGATATTGCCATCTTTATCCCTTATTATATCATAGTTTGCAATAGGAGCAATATTGGGATTACCCTTCTGATATTCTTCATCCCTTTGATTTACAAGAGCTATTCTATCTGCCTCTTGATTAACCAGATCAACAAATCTATCAAGGATAATATCATCATACTTCATATACTCACCATCTTCTCCAATGATGCTATGATTGTCATACTTTCTGAATCTAATGAACTCAGCAGAAGGACTATCTGAAAGAATTGGCACATGATAATTAGCCCATTGAATATCAGATTTACTGTTATCAGGGTCTCCAAAGTATTCTGTTAATAACACTAAGGTATAATCCAAATCATCCCAGTTCTGATATGCAACCTTATCTGAGTTAAGAAGAACCTTATGGCTCAATCCTCTTCTCATTTCAGGATTATTTACCAGTTGCTCAATCCAGTCATTTCTCCATCTACCATCCTTATAGAACCATTCATATTGTCCAAATTCATTTTCAACAAACTCTTTGAACCTTGCTTCATTACCCATAACATTCTTAAGCTGTTTAATCAACTTACCAAGATAGTTAGGAGTAACATGGCTATAGTATGACTTATCATTTTCCCTCACACTACTTTCAATGGCATCTTCTGTTACTTCTGCAAGCATCATAGCTATGCTGTTGTAAGCAGAACCAAAGGTATTTATCAAATCTCCTCTCTTTTCAGTTCCATCTTCAAGAGTCTCAGATTTAACTTCACCTTTCTTTACACCACTGAATATAATGTTTAATTGAGGAAGAAGCAACATGACTGGGTCTGTTGCAGTACCACCTTCATAGTGCTTTATATTGGTCAGGGCATCTAATAATACACCTTGATTAGCATTGATACCAATCATATTAAGGAGTTTATTCAATGTCTTCCATATCTTTTCATCTTGTAAAAGTTCCAACCTCTGCTCTGTACTAAGATTGGTAAATCTGTTGTTGAGAGCCTCAGTCCATTTAAGACCATTCTCTGCATTCTCAAGACTCAAGTCTCCATTCTTATCATAGATACTATCATCATCAAGAAGATTACCATTCTCATAGTTATCCCTCCATTCATCAAGCAGATAATAGACACCCTCAGGCTTATTGATAGCAATAGTTTCCATCTTGAAAGTACCATCAGCCTGTAGTTTCTTCTTCTGAATCCAGTAAGGCATAAAGTCCTTTCTGAAATCCTGATAGAACTGACTGAATAGTTTAGGCTCAGCCTGTAGTTTCTTGACTATTTGCTTAGTCCAAGGCTTGGTATTACCCAGAGTCTCCAGAAGTGGTAACATATCATCAGATGTAATCATATCTCTGAGCTTGTCTATAAGGGTTGCATGAACATAGTCTGCATCAAGAAATCTAAGATTTCCTAAATCATCCTTATCATACTTTCCTCTATAGTCAAGTTGGGGAATTTCTCTAATTACCTTTCTAACCTCCTGACTTAGAGATTCATGAGAACTTACTTCCCTATAATTAGTCATCCATCCATCCTTGAAAGCCTCATCCTTTGCAAAATCATCAGCTTGTGTATCTACTGCACTATCTCCCTCTGGGGTATCATTATTAAGGTTGGCATCTTTAGGGGCAATATAATTAGGGTCAATCCTAATCCCCTCAGTAGCTATTAGTATAGTACTTGCTTCCTCAGCCAAGGGCTTGAAGTTATCTACTACCTTCTGATAAGCATTGGTTTTATATAATGCCTTCTTCTTTGCAGCTTCATACTTCTGTTCATCACTATATCTTTCAGAACCTTTCATACTATTGATTATATTCAGTTCTGATTGTATCCTATTCTCCTCAGAATCAAGTATATAGTTATTGAAATAATCCCTTACTCTACTAAATAAGCCAGCAGGTGTATATAACTTGATTATCTTGAACCTATCAAGGGTTCCCAACTCTTCTTTCAGTTCATTGACAGCAAGTACATCACCTTCTTTTTCAGCATCAGCAATTCTCTTATTAAGAGTATCATTGTGTTCTTGCAGTGCTGTATCTATTTCATTGCTAAAGAATCTTGCAATCAGACTAACCCTGTCTCTTCTTGTTCTTGGGTCAAAGTCCAAATCTACTTTAGCTTGTTCTTCCACAGTGGAAATCCTTGGAGCTTCAAATGAAGGTGAAAGTGCTTTATCTAAAGCCTCTATCATTTCATCCTTACCTTTCCTTAATTCTACCCTAAAGTTATTTAGTTCAGAAGCAGTAGGATAAGTGTCCCAGTTCTTATTATTCCTGTCTTGCCACAGCTCAACAAGTCCCTTGACTGATTCTATAGTTTCACCCTGTAATTTAGCAGCCAATTCTTCTATTGTAGAATTAGTTGTGATACATCTTTTACTCATCTTGTTATAGATTTATAATTAAATTTATGTGCAAATATAAAGGTTGTTTTCTTAATATGCAAGTTATTAAGGGTTTTCTTTTTGAGAGGTAAACCAAACTCTTTAAAAATAAGAAAGGGGAGACTTAGCTCCCCTAACTGTTACTCAACTACATACTTAACACCATTGAAGATAAGCTGTTTAATTGTATTTATATTTACCAATCTAATCCCATCTTCTTTAGAATTTCTTTCAATATCCATATCAAGACATTTATATTTTCCATCTCTTGATACAAACTGCATCTTGTAGCCTCTTAGCACTCTATCCTCACCTTCAATATAATCCTTAATAGGGTTATTTTGAATGTGTTCCAAAGCTTCTTTATAAGCTACAGCCATTGACTTCTTAGCTTTCTTAGCCTTGTCAATCAAAGCTACAGCCTCTTGTCTTTGTGCTTCCCTTTCAGCTTCATATTGCTTCTTGGTCTTAGCTTTATCCTGCTTTTGGAACACAACAGTGAATACCTCAGAAGATTTGATACCTTCAAAGATTGTCCTTATACCCGGAGTACCATCTTTCTTATCTTCCTTAGTCACTTTTACTTCTTTGTCATACTGGTCAGAAGTATTAAGTAGGTCTTGAACATAACCATAACCTAATGTCACTAACTTTCCACTCTCTGTATGCTTGAATTTGATTGTATCTTTACCAATCTCTTCAACAATGTAATGTGACTCTTCCGAGAATACATCACCTACTGCTATTTCTTTAATATTGATTTTCATTGTTCTTGATTTTAATCTGTTACTTCTTTTGAATAAGCAGCATATACTGCATTCAACTCTACATCATCTTTTACAGAATCCATAGTAGCCATATACATGGCTTTTGTCCTTGTTCCACCTCTACTTAATGCAGCAGCTTCAATCACTTGAGAAGTTTTACCACTATTCTTGAAGGGGACACTTACACCATTTGTCATGGCAGAAAGCTCTTTATACCATTCAACATACATAGGGTTAATAGTCATGGTATCAAATTTGATACCTAATTCACTTGCCTTCTTAGCCTCTTCTCTCCAATCAATCTGGGCATTACTTACAATACCATTGTAGCTGTAACCTACTCCATGAGGTGCTGCATCAGCAATTAATAATACTGCCTTGGTGGAACCCTCTCTCCATGCAGTTTCCTCCGTGATTTTCTTAATGACCAATTCATAGAATTCATCACCATCCCCACCACTTGTATCCTGAGCTTCATTAATAAACTTGATGATTTTGTTTTCATCATTAGTAAGGTCTAATACTTGGTAAGCCTTACCAAAGTTATCCTTGCTCCTCATATCACAATAGTCACCAAATGCTACTATACCAATCCTTAAATCAGGATTAGAACTGAACAGTTTGGGAATCAATTCCTTCACATGGGTCTTAACTGCATTAATATAAGCTGACATAGAGCCAGTTGTATCAAATGCAATCACCATGTCAAGCATACCATCAGTAGTAGATGACTCTACTACTTTAGGCAGCTCTTTTGTCTTAATTAAATTTGTTCTCATTAAATGAACTTTTCAAGATTTGACATAAACCCCTGAGTCTCTTTCTGAGTTTCAGAGATGAAACCTATTTCATCCTCAAGGAGTTTTACCTTTTGTTTCTTACTGTCAATGTCTGCCTGCATTTCTGCATTCAATTTTGAAGCATCTTCATGTGCTTTCTTAAACATTGATTTTGCTACAGTCAGCCTTTCCTTAAATGAAGGCTTCGCAATAACTGCTTGTTTCTTACTTCCAAATGCCATTGTTTTTTTTTTTAGTTATTAATCAGGATTGGCTTCATCATATAAATCCACCAAATGATTTCTTCTCAAAAACTCCATGTGTAATGGATGTGCCAGTTCTCTTGCTTGAGGATGAGCACTGCCTGCATCTCTTGCTTTTATTGCCACTCCCATTTGAACCCTCCAGCAGTTTTTCTATTGGGTTTATGGTTACAACAATCTCCTATATGAGAGCCATTTATACCAGTACACCTTGATGCTTCTCTTACCCCAAAGTAAGTTGCTATAAGAATACCTTCTCCACCATCAGTAATATTATAAGATAGACTTTGAGATTTATACTCTGCTATGTACTTTTGTTCCAGTTTACAAGCTTCTTCTTTAGACAGCTTTTCATGTAGCAACTCATGCTTTATATTATCCCAACCATACTTTAATATAGCTTGAGCAAAAT